AGTAGAAGAACCATCAAAAGCCTTATAGCTTACTCTGGCACATCTAGCTACAGAAATATCTTTTAATGTATCTATATCTAAGGTATCTTTTTCTTCTTGGTTCACATAAGGTAAATGCCATTCACCTTCATGTAATAATACTGGTTCACTATCATACATAGCTTTATGCATAGCTCTAGCTAAGTCCTGCATTTCTGGCTGTGCATGACTATCTTCTCTTAGCTTAAAGAAGTTCCTAAAGTCAGTAGCTGATAGAACTACCTGAATAGATGAGTATGGTTCAATCAGTCTATTAACAATCTGTTTATGCAGATTTAAATATCCTAGCTGTTCAGCAAAGGTAGCAGAACCTCTAGCCATCTGGAGCCATACATCCTCTACAGTATTAAGCATAGAAGCCGGTATTTCTCCTGCTCCTACCATACCTTTCTGTTCAATAGTCCAGTGTTTAGGTCCCCAAGGATTATCTTTTACATTCTGGATATTTACCTTAATAGGAGTAGCTCTGGATGAGCGCGCATTACGTGAGAAGACTCTATGAGTCATAATCTCTGAATGAATAGCTCTCCAATACTCTAATTCAAAAGTAGTAAGCCTGATACCTTTCTCACTGATACTATCAGCTAGTATTTTTACTCTTGGTTCACAGTTAATCATTTAAATCCTCGCTAGTAATAGAAATTAATTTACCAAATGGTACCTCTGTTTTATCAGTATCTACAGCTACCCAGATAACAGGTGTATCTACTGGTTCCATTGGTTCACAATATAAGTCAGTAAATATAATAGAACAGGTAGGATGTTTTTCCTGAATAAAATCATGAACACATTTATAAGAAGTACCACCTCCATCTACAACATGGATATTAGTAAATTTATCTCTGTCAGTAAATTCATCTACTCGACATATTTCAGTATCAAATTGAACCAAGGTAAGAAGTTTAGGATTAAACAGTTCTTTAATATATCTGACTTCTGAATTAAATCTCTTTACCTGTTCAGGAGTAATACTTCCTGAAATATCTAAAAAGTAAATCAGATGCTCTAATCTGTTCTTCTTTCTCTTGGTTCCCGGTAGATAGATATCAGGATATCTTCTGTTTCTTTTAATCCATGTTCTTTTAGGATGAGTGGATACATCCTTTAAGAAGTTTCTAAGCAGGATATACCATTTAATCTTGGGATGAAGGAACTCATTCATGATATTGGCTAGTTCATTACTGGTTCCATCACCTGCTTCTAAACCACACATATCTTCAAAGCCTTTCTGATTAGCAGCTTTAGCCATTTCATCTGCCTGCATAATCTTTTGTAGGGCTTCTCCGATAGCAGCATTCATATCTTGACCATCAGGAGGAGGAAGTAAATCATTACTATCAGAACCAAAGTCTTCATTTTTCTGTTCTGGATCTTCCTTTCTTACTATTTCATAAATACCTTCTTCTGCATGACCTGTGTATCTCTTATCTACAAATCCATGCATAGATTCAATATCAAAGCCTTTATCCTGTAAGTCGTTATTAACAACTATGTCACAGGCTACATTCCAGTATTTACTATGTCTTCCTTCAGCTCTAAAGTTATGTAATCTGGCTATGTGCCATAACTCATGTAGTAAAGCAGCCTTACGTTGTTCAATATCTCTTTCCATGAACCAGTCAGGATTAATGAATATCTCTTTGCCGTTAGTAGAGGTTGTATCAGTTACTTCTTTATTCCAAGAAATATCTGTATTACTCATAATACTAGCTAGGAAACATCCAAATCCATCATAGGTAAATACACCTACTTTGGTATAGGATAGAGCATCAGCTAAATCTTTTTCTGTATATTCCATTTAGAATTTTCCTATAGCTTTATTTTTTTCTCTTTGCTTTCTCTGATATTCAGTAATCTGTTCAAGTTTATGCTGGAATAATTTATTCTGAGTAATTTCTGGAGTCTGAGTCATTAAAGCTCTATAGAATAATACTTCAAAAGACAGGTCATTAAATCTTGTTAGATACTGTTCAAAAGAAGATAGATAGCTTTCTTCAAAGTTTTGAAGTAAAGATACAATAGTAAACCATTTGGTATCTGTCTTAGATGGAACTTTAGCTGTAGTAGGATGATTGATAATATTCTCTAGAGTTTCCATTTCATCTGCTGCTTTACAGAAAGCAGTAAACTGAATAGCTACATCATTAGATATAGTTCCCTGTAATAAAGCCTGAGTATTAAAATCTAATTTGAAGTTAGGTACTTTTAGAATTCTATTTACAAATTCCCAGCTTCTAGGACAGCAGAATGGTTTACCTTCTTTCTCTTCATTCTCTGGTTCAAAATCCATAAGTTTATTAGGATATGCAGTCAGGAAAGCAATAATTCTACTATCATAATTTTGTTTGAAAGCTACATTCTCTCTCCAGTCATCAAAGCTGGTTTTCATATGAATATGAACCAGTCTGGATACCATAGCTGTAGATAAATCATTTACAATAGCTTTATCATTCTTACCATTACCTGCACATACAATAAGACATCTGTCATTTAGCTTATACTGACCTACCATTCGGTCTAAAACTAATTTGTAAGCTGCTGCCTGTACTTCTTCAGGTGCAGAATTAAATTCATCTAAGAATAATAGCCAGCCATTATAACCATCAGGTACTTGGTCTAGGGCAGTAGGGAAAATATCAAATGGAGCAAAAGTAGCAATTTCTTTTCCATTATCTTTTTTAATGAAATGAGGTAAACCTAGTAAATCAGTTACATCAGAAGTAGATAATCTATGATCTATAACTTTCCATTTCATTTCATCAGCAATTTCTTTGATAATCTGTGATTTACCAATTCCCGGTGAACCAGTAACAAATGGAACTATACCTGCCTGTAGGCAATCTAAGATATATTGTTTAGCTGTTGATGGTGGTACTTCTGTAAGTTCTGAAAGACTATTGTTTAAATTAGGCATTTTATTTCCTTATTAAAATGGTAATCTACGAAAGTAGAAATTATTAAAATGGTATAAATCCAAGTGAAAGACATAAACCATGTGGTTTATCTACATGGTTCAATTCGGTTTCTATAAACCCCACAACATCCTTGCTATGTTCTAATAGCAGTTTCTTGATTTTGTCCTGTTGCAGATTGATATAGGGAATAGAGCAGTTATCACATAGAGAGGTAAGACTAGGAGGAATATCTGAACCATAGAATATAGCCATATTTACTGGCTCAGTAAGATTATTATCAAATAGGGCATAGATATAATCTTCTTTATCTACACCTATATTCTTACAGAAATCTGTAACTAGGTTTCCATAATTAGTTTCTCTCTGGTCTATTGAACCAGTCTTAATTAAATATCCATGAGCGTGAAATGTGAATATTAAATCATTAGCTAACTTTTCATCTTCCTCATTCAAATAAGGATTTAGTATTATGTACGCTATTGTCTTCATCTTTTTTATCATCCAGTAAGACTCTCATCTGATTTGCACTATAAATCTGATATTTATCTATATAGAAGAAATAATCATTTTGATTCTTATCAATAAATTCTTCATTAATTTCTTCATCATTGTCACAAGTAATTTCTACTCTAAAATTACCTTTAGAGAATAGATTTTGTTTAATAACTTTTTCATAAGGTATTATTACAAATAGATTTTTAAATTCTTTATCAGCAGATATGTTTAAAGATAGCTGATAAGGTAATAAATTTAATATCTGATACTGATGAGGTATACTTTCTGTTCTATAATTTTCTTTAACTGTAAGATAATCTCTTATATGTCTTATGAATATCTTATGAAATAGTTGTAATCTGTCATATCTCTGCTTTTCTGAAGTATTTATTGCTGTGCTTGGTTCACTATAGATTTTCAATTTAAATGCAGATTCTAATGTCGAGTCAAATGTGTTTATATCATGACTTTTTGTATAAATATGATAATTTAATTCTAATGGATATCCCTGTTCATCATCGTCTAAAATAATATGATGTTTCATTTCATAATATGAAGTCACTGGTTCCTCCTTAAAAAAAAATATAGGTCATACCATTACTGGCATGACCTTTGTATTATTTCCTTATCAGGAAAGTGCATATTCACCATCTACAATCAGATTCTTAGGTTTGTTAATCTTTAAATCTGGTGCATGGCAAATACATTGGAGGATATGTTCTAATAACCTTGAGTCAGATAATTCCTGCATACATATCTGATACTGTTTACGTACATCATTTCCATAATTAGGATGACATCTGTAACAGTCATGTATGGTAAGAATTTCAAAAGGCTTATCAGGGAGAGAAGAGATTAGCTTCTCTAGAACACCCGATGGAACCAACCAGAAATTCTCATGATTGATTACATCTAGGATTCTCATTGAATAATACCCTGTTTCTTTTGCAAGTTTCATTAATCTTGCAAGAGTATTATTCATAACCTTTTGTTGTTTAGGATGACTTAAGGTATTTTTCGTTAAAAATGCACAGTTAGCATTAAGGTTTTTAACTTCTTTCAATGCTTCAGTTTTATCGAAATTATACATGCATCTTGCAGTCATTTCTCTACATATAAAACTGTCTACACTGTGAGTTAAATTAGCACCTAAACTTCTGCCTCTGTTCTGTGGGATATTTTCTCTATGATTGAAAGTAAACTTTTTACCTCCAAATTCAAAACTGTCTTCAACCATAGTCTCTACAGGCAGATGAACATGAAATCCATCTGGCATATCCCAGTCGTAGCATAAGGCATTTGGATCCCATGCTTCCAGCATAAAGTTATTTAAATGCCAAGCATATGGAGCCATCTCACTCATAGTTTCACAGAATACTGGATATAACTCTTCACCGACTAACTCTTTTGGCTGTCTTGTAGAAGAGTAGAAGGCTGTCATAATAGCCTTCTTGATATTATCTCTGGTAATATTACCCAGATTCTGTTTAACTTTAGATTTAAATCTATTGAAGATGATAGTATAACTATCATTTCTTTTTTCATCATCATTGACTATATTGCATAACTTAGCTCCTGATTCATCTCCTGTTAATACAGATAACATCTGTAGACCAGAGTGAGTAGCATCTAAGTTAATTAAATAACCAACAGGTATCCCTTTCTTGGCTCTCTTATAAGCTTCAATACCTGCTAAATACATAGCTGGTTTATCAGCTTTCTGCCATTGGCTCTCAAGATTATCTTCATTCTTATGGAACCAGTCTAATCTCTCCTGCCAAGTTAATTTATCTAAACCAAAAGAACCTGCTATATCTATCATCAGATATTCAAGACCATTAAATAATTGCATAAATTCCTCCATAGAGAGGTTTCTGACTGTTTATAGTAGGTGAGTACCACCTACCCTATAAAAGTCTTTCCTACCCCTCTTAAATTTAGAAATTGACTACTTCTTTATTAGCTAGTTCTATACTAGCTTTGTGATAATCATTTCCCTGTGGATTAATAAAATACCCTACGTCATAAATACGACCTCTTTTGTCATACTTATGAGTTAACCAGAATTTTTTATCAGAGAACCATAGAGAAGTATTCCTACTATGCTCTGTAAACTTACTCCAGTTCTTCTCTGATATTTCCTGATACTCTTCACTTTTTGGATCATAGGTATTTAATTCATTAGCTAGTACAGCTATCTTGGAATTAATACCTAGAGCTACAGAGTTAGCTCTGTTCAGATGCTGAAGATTGATATCATATTTTGGTGTTTTACTATTTAATACAAGAGAACCAGTATCAGCTATCAGATACCCATTCTGGTTATTCTTTTCCAGTCTCCTTGGTTCACAAACCAAAGGAAGAGGAAACTGAAAAGTATCCAGTTCATCCTGTGTTTTCTGGTCTACATTGAATTTAACTATCAGTTGTTCTTTGTCTGTATCAATGAAGCATAAACCTGCATTGACACATTTAACTACCTCATTTGCAGTAAACTGACTATCTTTATAGATATAGAACAGAGTACCTATAGTAGTAGGTATATCCATTCTCTTATGGATAATCAGGTTCACACAGAGCTGTTCAGCAATCATTACATCCAAGTCATGATTGAATATTAACTCTGCTATTTCCTGCTGGTTCTGAACCAATCGAGTAAGTTTACTTACCAACTGGTTCCTGTTGAATTTAATCTCAAGTTCTTTTTGTAGGTTTTTCATAATATCCTCCATTTGAAACCCCTAACAAAAAAATAAAGGGTATCTTTCGATACCCTCTATTTATTAATTAGTAACCAAGGATTTATTTGCTCTGCTCGGCAATTTCATCGAATATGGATTGGATTACTTTCTTATTAGCTGAATAATCATAGGCTGTTTTAATAATAGACCTAGCTTCATCCACTCCAAACTTGTCAATGAGTTTTCGTATTTGTTTACGAATATTCTTAGCAGAACCAATAGCTACTTCATCTTTTAATTCAGTAGCTTTAATCTCTCCTACTTCAGCTACTCGCTGAATAGATTTGAGAGTTTTGTTTAGTGTTTTGAGAATACCCATTCTTCATATCCTCCTTTAAAAATTTAGAACCAAGAGTATTTCTACTCTTGGTTCATAATAATTACAGAACTAGACCGTCAAGTAATCCACCATTGTTAGTAGATGGTGTAGCATTAACTTTCTGTAGTCTACATACAAGGTTAACTTCGCAACTCTCACCATCTTTTAATGATAGACCTTTCTCTCTAATCATTTCCAATAACTGATTAGATGCATTCATTAACTTGTTATAATCTGTATCTTTACCTGATACTTTTCTATCAGGCATATTTGTAAGATCTACACCATATGGAATAGATACAAATATAGTTGATACAGTACCATCTGGATTGGTAACTTCACGATTAACACCAATGTTAAGATAAAGTTCTGTTGGTTTACGTTCAGGTTTAGCCTGAGTATTAGCATTAGAAACAATTAAACCGTTAGTATTGTTTGAATTTGAAGATGTAATTAATCCCATTTTGAACTACCTCTTAAGTAAGTAAAATAAACATTTCGGGAACCATTCCCAAGAGGCACGTTAGTGCCGACAGTTTAATATCTGTTAAAAACAAACGGGCAGGCGTTGGTGCGATAGCACCCGCCTGCCCTTGTAATAAAATATAAGTATAAATATAAGTATAAATATAAATATCTTATTTAATGAGCAGTTTAACCACTTGCTCAGGTGGAGCTTAGGAGGTTGACTGCTAGACTCTATTACTAGAGTCTAGTATGTCAACTTACTATTCAGTACCAATACTATACCAAGTAATTAACTTATCCATTACTATTCTCCAAGCTAATACCTGATTTATATTTCTAAACTTTCTGATAAATTTATTATTATCTGGTTCTTCTTTTAAACCATAAGTAATCACAAAGTTATTTAGATTTATTTCTGATCTTGAAGTTACTTCTTCTTTAAACCATTCTTTAATTTCTTTTATATCTTTATTTAAATTCATAATTTTTTCCTCTCTAAGCTAAAGAACCAAGATTGCTAGTCTTGGTTCCTAATTAATGTAACTCTTTTATTACACCTTCTGGATGCTCTTCATTTGGTGTAATAACTAATGAAACTTCATAGTTCCAATCAGATTGCAGAGCATCGCATAACTCTGCAATATCTTTGTTGATGTCCTGTAAATAGATTATTAAATCTTTCTTAGAAGATATATGTTCAGGAACATATAGATATCCATACTCTAATTGATTTTCTACCATTATTTCCATTAGTTAAATCCTCTTAAACTTAATATGTTTGAATCTATGGAACCAACAACAGAGCTTCATTAACTCCTATATAGTATTTTTATTAATTCCTGTTGGATGGTTACTATTTGTACTAATTTATCTAGTAGTTCGAGTAACTCCCCCTTACTTGTATCCATAGTTATGTCCTGATTATTTACTTCTTCTATTAGATAATCTAAATCGTCTAATTTATGTATATAATCATAATCTTTCATAATTATCTCCTAAACTTTTTTAAACAGTTGAACCAAGGTATTTTCTTGGTTCAATTTATTTATAGCTTTTCAAGCTCGCATATATAGCAATTAGATTGAATTAGCCTGCGAAGAATCATATTTAACTTTGATTCTTCAATAATGCATGTATGAGGACCATGTTCATCCTCATACACGATATGGTACTTTACTATGATGTTTTCCATGTTATCTCCTAATTCTTCTTCTTCTGAAGCACATAATTCTCTGATTTGCACAGGTTGTTTCAATAAATATTTCATGATTAACTACCTCTTGGTTCTATTGATTAACTCTTCAGTAAGTTCTTTATATTCTTTACTTAGCTTAGCTACTCTTGTTTTACGAGTATCTACATGAGTAAGGATATAAAAATAGTTATCATCACAATCTTCAATATTGAAGCTTATATGAGCTGGAGTGTTATATATTAACCCGTATATGTATTCTTCAACTATAGATTTCTCTGTATCCATAACTACCTCTCTAAACTATTAAACTAATCCACCTATCAGAGCGAAGCTCTGTAAAATAAAAGAACCAAAGGTATTTTACTTTGGTTCAGTTAATTTATAGGTATCTGAATACTCCATAGTATTCATATTCAACTTTAAGTATGGAATAAATGACTCTAGTCATATCTTTCTGGTTCCATACTTTATCTTTAAGAGGGATAGGGATAACTCTGTTATCCTCTAGAATAACTTTAACAATCATAACTACCTCCCGTAGTAAAGTTTACCCTTACTATCAACAAATTCATACCATCTATCTGATGGGTCAGGTGAATTGAGTAGAACTCTACCTGTTGCATGGCAGAGTTCTTCATTACCATTTGAAGTTTCAAATCTTTTATCAAATGGCATATTTTCATCCTCCATTGGGAGGATAATTGGATAAATATTATCTAAAGTCATAACTACCTCTACTAAGCTCAAAAATATATTTATTAGGCAAATACATGCCCATTAGGTGCGTTAGCACCTTAGTAATAGAGTGTAATAAGGTAAAGGGTAGATTAAGGAATATTTAAGAAAAGAAATTATTGAGAGATTGTAAATATATTTGGGAATATAGTTTACACGTGTAAGGTGTACTGTGTAAAGTGTTTTGTGTTTGTAAAGTGTAATTCTATTTATAAAAAATAAAAAAAGAAAAAGGGCATTAGCCCTTTTTCTCCTCTACCATTTCAATAATCAATGTAACATTAGGTATCTCTATACGAGATTCTTCACTCTCAGAGATATAATCACTTATATCTCTAACGCAAAACGTATTACGACAAATTGCAGTTGGTTCTTTTTCTTCCTGACCTAAAGCAGAGATATTAAATCTAATACTAGATTTTGCCTTGATATCACTTAACTTCAATGTACTCATAATTCCATCTCCTTATCAAATCTCTTACAAGCTTTCTCAAAGTCTGCTTCAGTTTCAAAGAAATCTCTCGATTTCTTTTCTTCCTTTGCAACATGACGAATAGCTTTCTGTTTATTAGTTAGCTTCATATCTGTCGCCTTTATAAGACCTACAGATGATAACTGACTTGTTGTACTATTGAGGTTCTTCAACGTACCCCAAAAAGCAACAGTAACTACAAGTATTAACACGATCAACGCCATAATGTTTTACCTCCATAGATATAAAGCTAGGCAGTAGCTGGCTGCCTAGCAGAGCCATAGTCCTTGGTTACAGCTCCATGATAAGCGTAGCTACATACAGCTCATAGGTATCCACTGAGGTATCCAGCGTATACCGGGGGGGGGATGTCTCAAAGAGCTACCCTATGAGCTGAGATACTGCATCTATAAGTAATTATGTACCCCATAGGGGTTTTCTATAGTATATATCCACTATAAGCTTTTACTCCTCTACCTTGTTTATGGACTGCGAGGAAGGGGGCGAGCGAAGCGGAAGCCCCCTGACGAAGCAGGACAATAAATAAAAAGAAAATACCTTTATATACTCTATTCTTAGAATAGGGTTTATTTATATAAATCAAGAGGATAGAGTAGGTTCTAAGTTCTTATTTGATACTGAACCATGTTATTTAGATATTGAAATAGGTATTTAATGTAACTATAATTATACTGAATTGAATAAAAATAAACCTATTACTAAATAATATTTAGTAATAGGTTAATGAATAAGGAGTGGTTATTTATGTCTAAAAGTATAGACCTAGGAGCTTATGCTGGTCAAGGAATTAACCCTAAAACTAAACAGGTATCAGCTCTTATCTATAAGACTAAGAATAATTTAAAAGGGAGTTTTGACCGTGTTATGAAAACTGCTAGAAAAGAAACTATGAATTTAATAATAAATCAGACTTCTGTTCATGGTTTTAGATTAATGTTTTTTATCCTTGAAATAATAGATTTAAATAAAGGTACTTCTCCAGTTGTATGTTTAACTCAGAAATACTTAGAAGAGAATGTTATACATGGAGAATACCCAAGTAATCATAAAGGTTTATATACAGGTATTAAAGATTTAATCAGCCTTAAAGTTATTAAACCATTCCCTCAAGTAGGAAGAGGACATTATATGGTCAACCGTAACTGGTTTCCTATTGGTTCATTAAGTAATCAGGAGAGCTTCTAAATGGATAATACAAATAATCTGACTATTGAAGATGTAAAAAGAGCTGTACCAGCTAAACTTAAAGTAGCTATCAATCAGGATATAGTAGATAAGATTAATAACGTATCTAAAGACCCTGAACTGGCTAAATCTATTCAGGATAACTTTATTACTTATTCCTTGGTTCTAAGAGAAGGAAAATATAAAGTAGAAGATTATCTTAATGCTGTAACCTTCTGTACTTATAAAGTAATGGGTATGTCTAATGTAGATGCCTATATTAAAACCTTCCCTACAAGACATCAGATGTTATTAGCTAGAGGAGCCACTGAGAAAGATATATCCAGTTTCGTAGCTAATTACTTCAGAAATAAGATGGTACAGTCTATCTTAGAAAAAACTATTATTCCATTCCATATACTGAATCAAGATGCTAGGCAGGAAGCTCTTAATACTCAGGTAAAGCTTATGATGACAGCTAAATCTGAGATGGTAAGAATGAAAGCAGCAGATAGTGTTCTAGCTCACACAGAAGCTCCTACTGCTACCGGTCCTCTACTCAATGTAAACATTGGTAAGTCCTCTGCTATGGAAGATTTAGAGAGAACCATCACAGATTTAGCTAGAATACAGAAGAAAGCTATTGAAGATAATCTAGTCTCTACTAAAGATATTGCAGAGCAGAGAATTGTAGAAGCTGAAGTAATAGATTCTACTGATGAACCAGAGGAAGAAGATTATGAGTGATGCTAAATCCTTAGATGAATGGTTAGATACTGTGGACTACAGTAAGTATGAACATTATACTCCTAGTAAGTTTGCTCTTAAGTATCTTAACTTCTTAAAGCTTGTAAACGGAGCACAGGGAGAGAGTAATAAAACTCCTCCTTTTCATCTTTATATGCTGGATAAACTTACATCCCCTAGTGAGTTTATAGTAAATCTCTGTTTCCGTGGTTCAGGTAAGACTTCCATTTATGCTGAGTATTTATTCTTTTTCTTGGCTCTATTTCCTAAAGTACCTTATCTAGGTGATATTTCTGTAGCATTATATATAGCTGATTCTATGGAGAATGGTGCTAAGAACCTTAGAAAGAATATGGAGCATAGATACTATAACTCTGAGTTCTTACAGAAATATTTACCTAAAGCTAAATGGACTGATACCTCTATAGAACTTACCAATGCAGATGGTCATGATTTCTCTCTGAAAATGTATGGTGCATCTACTGGCTTTCGTGGTACTAAGACCTTTGGTAAAAGACCTAATCTTGTAATCTTAGATGATATTATTCCTGATGAGGCAGGTAGGTCTAAAACTCTTATGGATAATATTGAAGATATGCTGTATAACGCTGTTATACCTGCATTAGACCCATCTAAGAAAAAAGTAATTTTAAATGGTACCCCATTCTCAAAAGAAGATGTAGTGGTTAAAGCTGTTGAGTCTGGTTCTTGGGAAGTAAATGTATTCCCTATCTGTGAGAAGTTCCCTTGTGAAAAGAAAGATTTTAGAGGAGCTTGGGAAGACAGATTTCCATATGAGTATGTAGCTAAACAGTTTGAAGTATTTCAGTCTGTAGGTAAGACTGCCGGCTTCTATCAGGAATATATGCTGCGTATTAATTCAGCAGAAGAAAGATTAGTACAGGAATCAGAAATAAACTGGTATTCAAGACAGGATCTACTAAAAGTAAAATCTAACTTCAATTTTTATGTTACTACTGACTTTGCTACTTCAGCCAAACAGAAAGCTGACTGGTCTGTTATTTCTGTATGGGCTTATAACAACAATGGTGACTGGTTCTGGGTAGATGGTATCTGTGAGAAACAGACTATGGATAAAAACATAGATGATTTATTTTCTTTGGTTCAGTTATACCAGCCTGCTTCAGTAGGTGTAGAAGTAACAGGACAGCAGGGAGCCTTTATTAACTGGCTCCAGAGAGAAATGATGACTAGAAACATCTTCTTCTCATTTGCTAGGTCAGGTAAAAATAAGTCAACTGTAGGTATCAGACCCGAAACAGACAAACTCACTAGATTCAATCTTATGGTTCCATATTTTAAAATGGGTAAAATATTCTTTCCTGAAGAGCTTAAATCAACTAAAATTATGAATGAGTTCTTAGGAGAATTAGCTCTAGTTACTCGTAACGGAATCAAGGGGCATGATGACTGTATAGATACTATATCTATGCTTGCCTATATGAATCCTTGGAAACCTTCGCTTAACTCAGAACCAACATATAACTCAGATAGTAATTACTATGGTTTTGATGAAACAGATTATATAGAGCAAGGTTCTAATATGGATTCATACATTGTATAAGGAGCTAATATGAAAACTACACAAGATTTCATTAAATCTCTAGGTCTAGGTACTTTAAAAAATCTTACTGGTTCAATAGTAGATACAGAGCATAATATTCTTGATAAAGCTATTCCTGAATTAATCCACTGGACTAATGAAGGACTGAATACTTTGCATACTATTCTTGAGATACCTGATAGTCTTACTATTCATATTTATGAATCTAGAGTAACTTATCCTTTACGTAGTGAATACAATATGACTGAAGAGGATTACTTCAGTGATAAACCAATCTATGAAAGGTTTATCTGGAAAGGTCGTAAAGAGGATGGCTCAGTAGAATACTTCAATGATAATCTGATGCAGATTATTTCAGTATCTACTCATGAAGGATTAAAGCTTCCTCTTAATGACTACTCTAATGTATTCTCTGCATATACCCCTGAATTTGATGTACTACAGCTACCTACCAATATGCCATCAGGTGTAGTGGAAGTACTGTATAGAGCTAAACATCCTGAAGTATCTTATGAAGATAATACTATTATCAGATTACCTCCTACTCTGTATGATGCATTAGCTAACTATATAGCTTACAAAATTCACTCTACTATGAATGGAACAAATGCTGTAGAAAACGCAAATAAATACTATAATGAGTATAACAATATAGTTGAAAATGCCATACGCACAGGAGTCATCAATCATAATGATTACCAACCTGACTTTGGTAAATTTTATAAAAGAGGGTTTGTATAATTATGACAATGATGAAAAAAGAATGGTCAGATCCAAACTTTAATAAACCTCTTGTTGACCGTATGCTAGGTGTAGCCTACCAACGAGTTAAACAAGTACAGGAAAATCTTGATTCATTAAAATTCTTTACTGAACATCTGGCAGCAGTAGAAGAGGGTAAAGAATCTTTAGATAATCTGGCTAATATTATTGCTAATACTGATACAGGTTCATACCTAATAGGACAGGAATTGGGTCATGTGGGTGAAGATGGTAATTTTGAACCAACGGATGCCACTCAGTTTATTAGAGCATTAGCTTTAAATATTAACTACTTTAAACCAATCTTTGAAAATCTAGACCATATTCAGAAAGCAGGTATCTATATTCAGGACATTATTGCTTTGGCTCTAGGTATTGATGCTATCAAGAATGTATCTGATACTTTATCTGATATTAAGAAAGTAAATACTTATAAAGATTCTGTTAAGATTACAGCAAATTCTATTCAGAGTATTGTTACCTTGGCTCAGGACATAGAGACTATTCTCTTTATCAAAGATAAAATGCCTGACTTAGATACTATCAATGCTCATTTAGAAAGTTTACAACTGATTTCAAATAAGATTCACTCTCTGGTTACTTTATCAGGTAATTTAGATGATATTAAGACAGCTATTTCTTATTATGCAGATTTCAAAGCAGTCTTAGATAATAAAGAGCTTATAGCTTTGATGGCTGAATCACAGAATTCTATTGAATTTATTAATTCCAATTCAGCTAAATTACAGAAGTTAGTAGATAATCAGGATAAACTGTTTACTCTGTTACATTATCTAGATACCTTTACTATTCTGGCTCTTCATGTAGACGATATGCACAAGGTAGTAGATAACATAGAGTTGATTAAAGAATATGCAGATATGTCTGAAAAGATTACTGCTCTATATTCAGCTCTGTATCCAGAAGCAAAACGTACTGAAGTTGTAGCAGAACCAGACCAGACAATTCAATCTTTGATTGATTCTATGGATTCTGGAGCAAGAATTATTCTATCTAAAGATATAGCCGAGAATCTGACTATTCCAAATGGAAAGATTATTAATCTAGACCTGAATGGTTATAAGATTACTAATAAACTAGAATTAGATACTATTCGAGTAGAGCTAGGTGGTACTCTTAACCTCTATGGTTCAGGTACTATTGATAATATTACCAAGAATAAAGCTCCTATCTTCAATAACGGTTCATGTATTATTAAAGATACTACCATTACCAAGTCTAGAGAAGAGTATTATGCTATTCTTAATCATGGTCGTATGGTTCTAGGTGCAGGTGTTACCTGTATCTTAGGAGCTAATGCTCTATCATCTAATGTAGTAAATGGTTACTATGATTATACAAATACAAATGAAAGACTAGGTCATGTATTAAACACAAATCTTGCTAATCCATCTATAATTATCAATGGTGGTAGTTATATTGGTGGTCAGAATGTATTTAAGAATGATGATGGTGGTATAGCTACTATTAATAATGGTGAGTTTATCCACACCAAAGAGTCAGATGGTAGTGCATTATTCAATGTGAACCAGTTATCAGTAAAATTCTGTACTGCATCTTCTACTCATAAATATGTAATCTATAATCGTAAGTATGATGATAATGTAGATGTAGGTAATATGATTATAGAGAATGGTAAATTCACTGGTTCAGTAGCTAATACCAATGGTACTCTTGCTATCAAGGGTGGTGAATTTACTGATGATGTATCTGAGTATATGGTTTAAGGAGTAGTATATGACTGAAGAAATCTTACCTAATATGAATGATATTGGTAATAGACATATTACTACTGCTGAATTAGAAAGATATAGAGGTATTCCTAAACAGGTAGTTTGTATCAGTGATGATAAGAATAGGCTTGCTCTTTTATATGGTGATAGAGTAAATCACTATGAAAAGACAGTTCTATTCTCAGACCTTACAGAGAGTACTTTAGAAGCCTGCTTCAAATTACTCAAATATACTTACCTAAGAAAGAACATTACAGAAGGTTCTTTTACCCTTAATACAGATTTATACTCTATATTTGATTTAACTCTTAATAGAGCTACCCAATTAAGCCTCGTATCCAGTGATACTTCAGAGAACCAAGCTAAAGAAGTAACTATTCTAGTATCAAATACTACTAACTCTTCTTTAAGCTTTACCAACTCTATTCGCTGGATAGGTAAAGAGCCAGTATTCCCTACTGATACTGGTTCAAAGTATTTAATTAAACTCTACTATACTTCTACAGGTTGGATAGGTGAATACAGAACATCAACTGATTTATCTGAAGACTCAGAAGATAGTTCCTTAATTAATATCAGTGAAGAAGATAGACAAATAATGTCAGATATTAGTCAGAACCTTGACGATATAAGACAACTTGCAACTAATCTTACTAAACTAACTACTCTTGAAAATAGCATCGAAGACCTTAATGTAGTAAGTCAAAATACAACACAGTTAGTAAAACTGGCTGAAAGTATTAGTAAGCTTACCGAATTAAGCATATCATTAGATAGCGTATTACAGGTACAACAGTACCTAGATATGATTAAGCTTGTAGCTCATCATCTGAAAGATAAATACTTCCTAGATGTGAAAGTTACAAACCAAAAGATTGATGGTAATACTATTCTCCCTCTAGATAAGATTGTCTTGGCTCCTTGTGGATATATCCCTACTTCAGGTGGTAATTCACCAAGTGGTATAGATACTGATTCTAGTGATGGTACTATATCTCCTCAACTTCTAATCTGGTCAGATGAAGATGTTGATGACACTATGGTAGGTGATGGTACTATTGTCGTAAGTCCAACCCGTAATAAGATTAATTCTGTAATTGTAAAGGAATAATATTATGGCTATTGATAAGATTCAAGGTAACTTAAAAGTTCGTATTGGTGACAAAGTTGTTGAGTTAATTGGCTTAACTTCTGGTGATATTACTAACATCAATGCTGCTATTTCTGCTATTAATAATTTATCTGTACTAGCTACTACTGGTGCTGCTGCTGACGTATCCGTAGCTGACGCTGCTGGTAAGTTTGAAGGCACTACTGTAGAAGCTGTACTTGCTGAGTTAGCAGACTTAGTAGGTGATGGTACTGATGCTGCCAAAATACACCTAGTAGATGCATCAGCAGGTCAGTCAGATTATGCTAAGGTATATGAGTTATATCAGGGTGCAGATGATTCTGATATGACTAAGAATACCAAAGTTGGTACCATTAATATTCCTCTGGATAAGGTATTACAATCAGGTAAAGTTGTAACCATTACTTCTAATCAGGATACTGATGGTGATACTACTTCAGGTCTTGCAGATGGTAAGTATGTTAAGCTGGTTCTGCAAAATGTACCAAACCCTCTGTATATCAACGTACATGATTTAGTAGATGTATATACTACCAATAATCAGACTGCTGAAGTAACTGTATCTGTTGATGCTAATAACAACATTACTGCTACTATTGGTGAGGTATCAGCTACTAAGGTAGTTTATACTGAAGCTGATGCTCAGGCAGGTACTTCTAAAGAAACTGTAAAACAGGCTTTAGATCGCGTTGGTACTGCTTTAGATAACCTAGGTATTAAAGAGGTTACTGTAGTAAATACCTTTACTGCTGACGACCAAATGACCGATGGTGCTGTAGAGTTCTGTCAGAATACTGGTAATATTAGTGCTGTAACTTATACTGGTTCAAATAGCTAATAGGAGAACCAAATGACCCGTAAACTATACACTGGAAAGTTAAAAACAGAAAGTGGGGTCGTTTGGTTCGGTGGTGATTCCATCGAATCTGGGGACTCTCTGGCTGACTTACAGCCGGGAGTTCCTACTCTTTTACCCCCAACCGTTTATTCCAGCTTACAATCACAAGAAGAAAATAATACAGAAGAAGAAGAACCAGAAGAGAGTAACTAAAGGAATATAATTATGACTCAATATGTAATTCGTAATCCAAATAATCCTATTGTTAGAGATCTCTATAAGGATATTCCTTTAGTAGATTCTCAAGGAAATGTAGTAACTGATGCACAAGGTAGAATAGTCTGTGACAGATATGTAGTACAAGGTTCAGTAGGTGTATCAGAAGAAACTGTAAATACTAAGATTCAGAACCTTGGTTCAAACTTTGTAAATACTACTTCTACTCAGACTGTTGGTGGTAATAAATCTTTCTCAGGTACAGTTACTGTTACTACCCCTACTAAAACAGTAGATGGTCAGACTGTTACAGATACCTCAGATGATACTACTAAAGTAGCTAATACTAAATTCGTACAGGCTGTAAAATCTGAGTTATCAGCAGATATTTCAAATATAGCTGAGAAATCTAATGCTATCACTGTATCAGATACAGCTCCTAATATAGCTAATATGCCTGTAGCTTCAGGTGTAATGCATCCATCACAGAATATTATTACTGAGAATCCAGATGTATCTATCTTAGCTCTACAACAGGATATGTGGGGATATAAATCAGATAAACCATATACAGCAAATGAATATGTACTATATCAAGGTAATATTTATAAATGTATTCAAAATAATACTGTAACTGTTGATGGTGAAACAGTTCACAAAGCTCCTACTGATAGTAATTATTGGATAAAAATTGCTACATTAGCTGATTTAGCTTTAAAAGCTGATAAAGATTTTTCAAACGTTACCGCACCTGTTCAGGCGTTTAAGAATATGAGTATTGAATGGGATAGACCTGATTTGACTGCTGGTATAACGATAAATGTATCAACGAGTGAACAAACTTATATCTGCCCTAGTGACGGTTTTGTTATTTTCGGTGCTTATGGTAATACAGGCGTAACATCTACCCTGTCAATTAATGGGGTTGAAGTTGTTAGATCTGCATCTGATACAATAAATTTCGCTATGAACTCAACAATCTGTGTCCCAGTTCAGAAAGACGATGTATGTAAATTTAAGGGGGCTGCGGATACTTCCTTAAGTTTAGGCAAGTTCATTTTCTATCCATGCAAAGGAGTTTAATCATGTATAAATACGTTAAATTCAATGAATATTCGGGCTTATGCACTGAAGTCGGAACGGGTACAAACGCAGATTTCTACAAGTCCGTTGGCATGGTAAGAAAAGACGTTGAACAATCCGAAGTTGATGGACAATGGTATCTTACTTCTCAATGTCCTCATTATACTGATGAAGAAAAACTAGAAAAGGCAAAAACTGAAAAGATAGCAGAATTAAGAGCTAAGAGAGATGCAGAGCTAAATGCTACAGATTTCTATCTAATGCCTGATTATCCTATTTCTGGTTCAGATTTAACTCTAATTCAGAAATACAGACAAGAGCTAAGAGATTTACCTCAGCAAGATGGTTTCCCTTATGTAGATTTCCCTGTTAATCCTTTAACACCTAAAGTAGAGGAATAATATTATGTCAGAACAAACTCCTACTAATATATCTAATGCAGATTTTACCTTTAAAGATAAATACGGTAATACTGGTTCAAATAAAGGTTTATCTGCTAATGATGGTACTAAGCTTAACAATATGGTTAAGCTTATGAATCTAATTTTAAATACCCCTAATAGTGCTGACTTTATTAATACTTTAGCTACTAAACAGTATGTAGATGAGAATCAGTCAAGTGGTTTAAATCTATTTGATGTAGTTGCTAAAGATCATGTGCTAACCTATGGTGAAGACCTTGAAGGTTTTGCTCCTCTTGGAACATGGGTATATAAAGATGCGGTTGACGGTTCTCGTTATGGCTATCCTGATTTCGTACAGAAATGTCTTGATGAATATGACGAAGCTACAGCAGATGTAATAGGAGTTCCTTTCGTTCAGCCTATTCTATCTGCTAATGGTACTTTAGGTGGTGATAGTTTTGCTGTAAGTGCAAGTTCAATATTTAATAATGATTTTCCATTTTATAAAGCAGTTGATGGTATAACTTCAGTTAACTCAGATGCTTGGGTTGGAGCGCAAAATTCTTTGTCTGAAAACTTTACTTTTTATAATCCAATACCATTACAAGTTTTAACTCTTTTTATCTTAACAAGAGATGATTCACCTTTATCAAGTTGTACTGTATATGGTTCTAATGATAATTTGACTTGGGAAAATCTTGGCACATTCAATAGTCTTAATGTAAATAATACTCTTAACGTTTCTAATACCTCTTTTTATACTTACTACAAATTAGCTTTAGTAAGTACACAAAATTTTGTTTCCATTCAATCGTTAAATATTACAGCCTATGAACCTCTATCAGTTAAACGTCACTCAAACGGTCATATCTTCTTTGATGTAGCAGATATAGATAAGGTTAATGCTTTATTTACTGAAAGAAAAGAAGCATGGCTATATGGTATTGATGAAACAAATGAGCGTGTATTCTTACCTCGATCAACACGCATTAAGTTTGGTTCTACAAATGAGGTTGGAGAATATCAAGAAGCAGGTGCGCCTAACATTACAGGAACTATAAAAATAGAGGGCTCTCTTTCTGATAATACAGGAGCTTTTAAAAAATCATATACTTCTGCAAGTTTTCTATATGGAACTTCACCAGCGCCAGCTACTTTAGCAAATTTTGATGCTTCTGATTCAAATTCAATCTACGGTAACTCAGACACCATTGAATACTCTTCAACTAAGATGATTCCTTACATGGTAGTTGGAAACACAACGGTTGAACAAGCTTCTACTGAAGTTATAGATGTAACAACTACTAACAATGACACAGTACCTTTATTTGCACCGCATTATTTTGACTACACACCTAATAACTTGTCATGGTTAAAGGGCGGTTCACAGTCTAATAGTGGTGACTTATACAAAACTTGTTACAACGAACTTGTCAATGTTCTAAACGGTGAAACAAAGTATGGTTCACTCAAAGTTATTGATGAATCAGACATGGTAAGTGGTGAAGATTACTCTCTGTATTGGATTGTTAATCAGACTACCGAAACATTCAGAACACCTACTAAGACACAACAAAGATTTGTTGTTAAGACTTATCAGAATGGTACAGAATGGTATCGTATTTATAATGATGGTTGGTGTGAACAGGGTGGTTATAAAAATCAAAATGAAGGTGAAGCAACAATTACCCTTATGAAGTCTTATGTAAATACAGCATATAGTATTCTCATAGGAAAAAGCTTCCGTGATACTGGTGCAGTCGGTATTCAAGCAAATATTTTATCTTCAAGTTCTTTTTTGTTGCAAGGTGCTTATAATGGCTCATCACAAGTATTACGACCTTCTTGGTGGCAGACTTCTGGTTATATAGACCTAACCAACGAAACATTTGATACATCTCTCTATTTCAAAGTAGCTAATGCAGTTGAAAATATAGAGTTATTAGATGTTGGAGAGGTGACAGATGCATTAAACCTAAGAGCTGATTTATCTTTAGCTAATGTAAATAGCAATGGCAAGATAGCTATTGCTCATAACGCTATGCCGTCAGATGTTTACGATGATTTAACACTAGGAGCAAGCGGATCATCCTATACCGCACCTGCTGATGGTTATGTTTCTTTATATGCGCGCTCGAATAATTCTGCTATAGGTTTAGATGTACCTAGTTATAAAAATGGTAATTTAATTACACTTTATGGTTTTGGTGGCTATGGTGATCCTACACCTTATAGTGCAGGTTTTAGATGTTGGACTTTGCCTGTAAAAAAAGGCAATAAGTTTAGGGTACTTTATGATGGTACTGTATATGTAGCTCTATTTAGATTTATATACGCTGTTGGCTCTGAATCAGAACATTTATAACGGAGAATACAAATGAATTATTATATTTTAGACCTAAATAATGGCAGTCTTTTATTTGATACAGATAAAAATAAACTACAAAACACTATTGCTAAATTTAGACCTGAATTAAAAGATCAAGAGATTCAAGAAACAGAAAGAGAAATTGTTCTTCTTGATAATAAGTATGTTTTTGCAGATGAACATCAAGAAGAAATTGCAGAGCAAGAAGAGCTATCTCAGCTTACTCAAGAATCTAAGAAATTAGAATCTACTCTTAAAGAGTTACAGTCTATGTATACTCAAGCTCAGATGATTGGTGATACAGAGACTATGGAAGAGATTTCTAATACTACTAAAGAGTTATTAGGTTTAACAGAGGAGACTAACAATGGCACTGAAGAATAAATGCCCATACTGCTTCTATAAGTTAGCAGAGGATGGTTTCTGTGCTCGTGTATGTAAAATGGGAGCATTAAAACGTAGACAGCATGAATTAGAAGAATCTACTAAGCATGAAGTGGATAATCCTACTGGTTCAGAGTCTACTCAGGAAACTTCTCAAACAGAGCAGGAATAATTTCTAGTCATATGCTAAATCCCTAGTATATAGCTAGGGATTTTTATTTATATGAAAATATATTTTGTTACCTACCTCTCATTTATCCTTGGTTCACTAATCTTTTAAACCTTCTAAAGATAGCCTAATTTCTATAGTAATATCCGTCACACTAATCTTATTGAATCCTCTCTAAACTAAATATGTAAATTCATTTAAAGGAGGATTTACTATGAGTGATTTACCTATGGTTGTCTCTGACAACAATGGCTTCGGTGGAGCCAATATGGGTGCTGGTTTCATTGGTGGTCTGGTTCTTGGTTCACTATGGAACGGAAATGGCTTTGGCTTTGGTGGAAATGGCAGAGGTGTTAATGCAGTAGCAGATGTAAGTCTAGCTAATGCTATTGAGCACGTCTCTGACCAAGTAAACCAAGGTACTATTTCCCAGTTACAGAGTGCTTCTCAACAGCAACTAGCAACTATGGGAGCCAGTGCTAACGTAGCTAACTCTATTGGTCAAACAGCAAGAGATACCCAACAGGCTATCAATGCTGTGAATGTAACTTCTTTACAGAACACTCAGCAGATTTCAAATGCGCTATGTAATGTGAACCAGAACATTACCAATCAGGGATATGAAACTAGACTCCAGACTCAAGCTCTAGCAGCTCAGTTATCTGACCAGCATGCTTCTCTATCAAGACAAATCTTTGAAGAGAACTGCAAAGATAGAGAGCTAGCAAGAGAAATAGCAACTCAGGCTCTAAGAGACAAGTTAGCTGAGTCTCAGGCTCAGAATGCTTCTCTGTTGGCTCAGATTAATCTGACTAATCAGTTAACAGCTCAAACTGCTTATTTGGTTGATCAGCTTAAACCTGCTGCTACTACAGCTTAAAAAGTATAGCCCTTATGTTTTCACGTCACATAGGGGCTATCACCTATAACAATATGGAGAACTGTTATGAGATTTATTATAGCATCCAGACCTAAAGATTGGGAATTTATGAAGACTTCCAAAGAAGTCTTAGAAGACTTACCTGATACATGGAAAGCTTATCCTCAGACTATAGAGGGAGCTATGTCTATTATCGAAATGGAACATAAGGAATTACTTGCTCCTAATGCTGATAAATGTAAAGAGCTGATTCATTTAGCATCTGCTTGTTTATACGCATGGAGAATGATTAAACATGTTGAATAATACCTTTAGTCCATATCTAATTCCAAATCCTGTTATGGGACAGCCTATTGTTAACAGACAAACTTTAGGCTTGTCTCAGATAGATGGATTTGAGCCTGTTGGTTCCTTTACTGATGACAATAACATTTCTTGGTCTTTAGTTAAGAGTGCATTTGATAGTGCTACTGATATACCAGACCCTAAATCTATTCAGATAGTAGATTACTGGAATCACATATTCCCTAATTTAGAAGAGAAGATATATGTTTATGTAGTAGAGGGTATTAAACAACCTAGAGTAGAGACAGAACATCCTACAAGAGTTATGTATCAATGGTTCTCTACTAATTGTGTAACTAATTTCACTCCTCAAATGATTACAGAACAGGAGTGGAGAAAAGCTAATGTCTATGCTGCACCTATTATTAATAGCAGGGTGTCTAAGCTTAATGCTATATGTAAAACTGAACCAGTAGAAACTACTGCTCCTACTAATGATCTAATCAAAGTGAAGGGTATAAATAATGGAACAACAGTTGTTACAGGAAATAGAGGAACAGGTGAGCCAAACAAACCAATCACCACAGGAAAAGTATAGTCTTGCTAAACAGGAGGCTTTTAAATTATACTTAACAGGTAAACTCAGTAAAGCAATGGTAATTAATATATGTACTGGTATTATTAGTGCTTATCTTGCTGGTTCAGAAAATAAGAAATAAGGATGTAGTGTAATGGTAACACCGGAGGTTTTGATCCTCCTATTCTAGGTTCGAGCCCTAGCATCCTTGCCAATATTATTAGATATATGAAAGTCCTTGGTTCATATACTAAAGGACTTAGTATGTTTGATATAAATCAGTTAATGATTGAAATAAATACTTTCTTCTTTGAGTATAACAAGTACGTACATGGAAATAAGATAGCCGGAAGAAGAGCTAGAAAAGCGAGTATAAGAATAGAAAAGTTATTATTAAACTATAGATTAGAATCTCTTAATAAAATATAAGAAAGCCCCTTTCAGGGGCTTTCTTATTTATTTAGGTAAGGTTTCTTTCTGATATTCTATAGAAGTCTTTATATATTCTGTTAGCATAGCTTTTAAAAGTCTAGCTTGTTTTCTTAAAACAATACCATATTTTTTATTACAATGATGTTTCTTTGTTGGTTCCTGAAATAACTTACAGGAATCCTTGAAAGCATTTGTTAGATGTTCAATATCATAATCTAATCTTTCTAGTTTAGCATTTGACATAATTATTCTCCTGAAGAACCAAATCCACCTTCACCTCTATCTGTATCTGTAGATAGAGTACCTTGTACTAGAGTTAAACTTGTAATGGGTGTAACTACTAACTGAGCAATTCTATTGTATTTTTTAAAGACTATAGTCTGATTGGTAAGATTCTGCATTACTACACTAATCTCACCTGTATAACCACAATCAATAACACCTGTATGTACCAACACTCCCTTGAGAGAAATAGAACTTCTAGGTAGTACAAATCCTACATTACCTTTAGGTATTGAAAATTTAACTCCTGTCTCTGCCTTAATTATTTCAAAAGGTTTAAGTTCTAATCTTTTTGAACAGCATAAATCAAAGCCTGCATCCTCCTGATGTGCTTTCTTTGGTTCTAATAACTTATTCTTAACTTCTACAATTGTTATTGACATTAAAAATCTCCTATAATGTTTATAGTTGCTAAGTTAATTATATATCGAGTTTATCATGGAAATATTACAAGAAGATCTAATAAAAGCTTTAATAGCATCAGTTGGTGGATGTCTATTAAGATATTTAGTAGATTATAAAGATGGTAAAAAGTCCCATCTATTGGTATGTTTTATGGATTGTATAGCAGCTACTTTCCTTGGCTACTACACATATTTATATGTAATTGAGGAAATGCATCTATCTACTTTACATGGCTCTATATTAAACGTAGTAGTAGGTTATGTAGGAGCTGATGGTGTAAACATAGCTAAATCTATAATTGTTAAAAAACTTAAAACTCGATTTAATGTTCAGGAGAATGAAAATGAAGATACTAAATAATTTCATACCATCTGCTAAAGTTTGTTCATTTATTATGTTAATTTTATGCCTCTGGCAGATATATATTTTCTACCATATTGGCTTTGCAAGAGGGGAAGCTCATGCCATAGAAACTATGGTAGCTAAACAAACTTCTATGAATAACAAATCAGTTGATACCCCTACTTTAGATAAATCTTTACAGAATATTCTCCACCAACCTTGTCAGGTATATGCAAAAGAAGGTAAATAATTATGGAATTAACTACTAAAGCATTTTCATCTGTTTTTCCTAGAGCTAAAAGCCCTGAATTATGGGTAGATACTTTAAATAAAGTTCTTCCTGAATACGAAATTGATAATGAGAATAGAGTAGCAGCTTTCTTGGCTCAATGTGGTCATGAAAGTGCTGGTTTTACAGCTTTTCAGGAGAATTTAAATTATTCAGCAGATGCTCTTAAAAGAGTATTTCCTAAGTATTTTAAAGATGTAAACCCTGAAGACTACGCTCGTAAGCCTGAGAAGATAGCTAATAGAGTTTATGGAAATCGAATGGGTAATGGTTCTGAAAGTTCAGGAGATGGATGGAAATACAGGGGTAGAGGATTAATTCAGTTAACTGGTAAAAATAATTACCAGAGACTTGCTGATTATTTTAGGAACCAAGAATTAGTTAAACATCCTGATTTAGTATGTAATAACATTGAGTATTGTGTTCTTTCTGCTGTCTGGTTTTGGACTGTGAATAATCTTAATATTCTTGCTGATAAAGAAGATTTAACCACTATGACCAAGAGAATCAATGGTGGTACAAATGGACTTGAAGATAGAATATATCTCTATACTAAGATTAAAGAAGTCCTAGTTTAAAGTACTTATTATAAGGGAATACTTAGTACTAGGGAACTAGAGCATTTTATGTGAACAATATTCACTGTAATATAGGAGGTAGATGCTCGCCCGACAATTCTTTTAAAAACCCGAACCAAGGAAATAGGAGTTAACATGATTAAGTATATCCTAATTGGAATAGTTGGTATATCCTTAGTTACTGGTTCATACATAAAAGGGTATAATCACGGAGTTAATAATACTACTGTTAAATGGCAAGAGGAAACTAATCAACGTAATAAAGTTATTAAAGAGCTTGAAGATAAGTATAAACTTCAAGCTGAAGAGTATTCACAGGAAACTCATAAATTATCTAATAAACTTTACGAACAGGAAATTAATCATGCTAAAGAAATTGCTTCCCTTAATGCTTCTTTTAACAGTAGGTTGCTCCAATCTGAACAAAGAACAGAGTTATATAAACGTATGTCAACCAAAACAGGAAATACCTGCCAAACTCTGGCAAATCACACAGCCAGACTCGACAGACAGCTTACAGAAGGCATCGACTTGGTTAGAGAACTCAGAGCAATTATTGAACTCCGTGACTCACAACTTAGAGCCATCAACCAACAGTTTAAATTAATGGAGAAAAACAATGAGTGACCAAATGCAACCACTTAAATTAACTGATTGGGAGAATGAGCCTAACCTACGTATTCTTAAAAGAGATTTAGAAGCAAGTAAGCCTGCACATAATGAACAGATTGCTAAAATTAAACAGTGGCAGGATCTTCTCTTGGTTCAGAATGCAGAAAAACCTAATGTTCAGAAAGGTCGTTCTCGTGTTCAGCCTAAATTAGTAAGAAGACAAGCTGAATGGAGATATTCTGCACTTACAGAGCCTTTCCTTGGTTCAGATAGAATCTTTCAGGTAAACCCACGCACATTTGAGGATATGGAAGCTGCCAAGCAGAACCAAATCCTTTTAAATTATCAGTTTGACCATAAATTAAATAAAGTTAAATTCATAGATGATTATGTACGTTCTGTAGTAGATGAAGGTACTGCTATTGTAAGACTAGGTTGGGAAAGAGTATCTCACCCTATTATTGAACAGGTACCTTTATATACTTTTATTCCTACGCAGGATGAACAGTTTCTACAGATACTTCAACAGGCTGTAGAATTAAAGCATACTAACCCTAGAGCCTTTAATGAGCAGGTATCACCTGAGATTCAGGAATCAGTAAATTATTTTGAGGAAACTCAAATTCCAGCTATTGCTCAAGTAACTGGTGTTACTGAAGTACAATCTGAAGAGATAGATGAAAACAGACCTCTAGTAGAATTAATGAATCCTGTAAATGTATTTATTGACCCTTCATGCCAAGGAGATATTGATAAAGCTCTATTTGTAATAGTAAGTTTTGAACCAAACAGAGCTGAGCTACAGAAAGCAGGTATTTATCAGAATCTTGATTTAGTGGATTGGTCTGGTTCAAATCCTAATCAGGCAGATGACCACGAAAGTACTACTCCTACTGACTATACTTTAGATGATCCATACAGAGATAGAAAAGTAGCTTATGAATACTGGGGATATTATGATATTCATGGTACAGGTGAATTAGTACCTATTGTAGCTACTTGGATTGGTAATACTATTATCCGTATGGCAGAGAATCCATATCCTGATGGTAAATTACCTTTTGTCTTGGTTCCATATCTACCTATTAAACGTTCTGTATATGGTGAAACAGATGCAGAATTATTAGCAGATAATCAGAGAATAGTAGGTGCTGTAACTAGAGGTATGATTGACTTATTAGGTAAGTCAGCCAATTCACAGCAAGGCTATGCTAAGAACTTTTTAGATCCGGTAAATCAGAGAAGATTTGAAGCAGGACAGGATTATGAATTTAATCCTGAAGTACCTCCTACTGCTGGTTACATGATGCATACTTATCCTGAAATACCTCAGTCAGCTTTAACTGTTATTCAGATGATGAACCAAGAAGCTGAATCTATGACTGGTGTTAAGTCATTTTCTGGTGGTATTTCTGGTGAAGCTTATGGTCAGGTAGCAGCAGGTATTCAAGGTGTATTGGATGCTTCATCCAAGAGAGAAATGGCTATCTTACGTAGATTAGCTAAAGGTATCTCTGATATTGGAACTAAGATTATTGCTATGAATGCTGAGTTCTTAGAAGATACTGAAGTAATCAGAGTAACTAATAAAGACTTTATTCCTATCTACAGAGATGACCTAAAAGGTCATTTTGATTTAATGGTAGATATTTCTACTGCTGAAGTAGATAATGCTAAAGCTCAAGATTTAGGATTTATGTTACAGACTATTGGACCTAACTTAGATCCTACTCTTATGACTGAAATCTTGGCTCAAATTGCAGATTTAAAACGTATGCCTGATTTAGCAGAAAGATTAAGACAATGGAAACCTCAACCTGATCCTCTTGAAGAACTTAAGAAACAGCTTGAAATTCAGAAGTTACAGTCTGAAATTGCTCTTAATAATGCTCGTGCTCAGAACCAGTCTGCTGATGCTGAATCTAAAGAAGTTGATACTCAGCAGAATATTGATGGTACTAAGCATCATAGAGAACTTGAGAAACAGCAGGCTCAAGCTCAAGGTAATCAGGATTTGGAAATCATTAAGGGACTTACTAAGACACGTAAGTTGGGTGAATCTGCTCCTAACATAGATGCAGCAGTAGGTTATAACTTAATGAAAGGTGCTTTAAAAGACGCTGCTAATGCTCGTCTAGGCACACAGGATTCAGTAACTCATAGATTACCTAATGAGTCTGAAAGATGGAACCAAGCCAATAGACAATTAGCTAATGGCGTTGGTTCAAATAACATAAACTTTGTTCCTCCTTCACAGGCTGGTAATGTTTAAATATTTGGAGAAATATCATGGAAAATGATGAAATCTTTAAACTTAGACAGGACATTGAAGAGCAAAAACAATTCCTTCTAAAAGTTAATGAACTAAAAGAACTTGAAAAGAATGCTCTATTTAAAAAGCATATCTTAAATGGTTTCTGTAGAGATGATGTAGCTAAGAACGTACAGCTTAGTTTAAATACTAAGTTAAGACCTGAGACTAGAGAGCATTGTACTCATTTAGCTGAAGCAGGTGCTACTTTCTCTTCTTGGTTCTCTGAAATGTTAAAACTCGGAGAAATTGCTGAAGCAAGAATTAGAGAAGATGAAGCTGAAATCAATAATATTTATGCAAGTGCTAGCCAGTCAGAGGAATAAGGTATGAGTGATAATGTAAACCCATTAGATATGTCAGATGAAGAGTTTTTAAATGCTAATCCTTCTCCTGAAGGTCTGGCTCCAGAGAAAGAACAAGAAACAAAAACTCCAGAGTCAGAACAGTCCGAAACAGATAATACTTCATCTGAACTTGAGTTAACTGATACAGATAACTCTAATGATTCTTCTGAACAGTTGACAGAGCAAGAAAAGTCAACTAATATTCAAAGCAAAGAGCCTGTTGAAGAAGAACAACCTCAAGTAAATTATGAGGATTTTTATAAACAGGTTATGGCTCCATTCAAAGGTAATGGTAAAACTATTACTTTGAAGAATGCAGAAGAAGCAATACACCTAATGCAACAGGGTGTTAACTATACGCAAAAGATGCAACAGATTGGTCCGTATAGAAAAGCACTCTTGATGTTGGAAAAGAATGGTCTTTTAGATGAAAATCAGCTTTCCTTCTTAATTGATGTAAAGAACAAGAATCCTGAAGCCATCAAGAAATTCTTGAAAGACAATCAAATAGACCCATTAGACATTGATATAACGCAGGAACCTAATTACCAAGCTGGTAAAAATTTAGTCTCAGATCAAGAGGTAAATTTTAATAGTACATTACAAGATGTTATGTCCACTCCTGAAGGAATGGAAACTGTTAAAACAGTTAATGACACTTGGGATGTAGAAAGTAAAAATTACCTTGTTCAGAACCCTGAAGATTTGAGAAATATACATATCCAAATGCAAAATGGTGTGTATAAGCTTATTACAGATGAAATATCAAGATTAAGGACTTTAGGACAAATCCCATCTTCTATGCCATTTGTAGAAGCATATCGTTTAGTAGGTAACAATATCTTGGCTCAGAAACAACAGCAGCAACAAGTACAAACTACTAGACCAGCTAATAGGGTTCAATCATCATTGTCTAATGGCAATAAAATCCGTCAAGCTGGTATCTCCAGTAATTCTCCTAAACAACCACGTAAAGCTGGTAACATGATTAATCCTTTAGCCATGTCTGATGAGGATTTTGAGAAACAGTTTGGCAATAGATATTATTAAGAAGGAAATGAAAAATGGGAACTATTACTAATTCAAACGAGTTTCAGAGTTCAAATGTAACTGTTAATCCATCACAGAATCCAATGAACTATAACAAGCCAGATACCAATCCATCTACTGTAGACGTTTATGGTGTTGACGGTGCTGGCAATAAGCAGATGAATACCTTCTACTGGTATAAGAGAGCTTTAATTGAGGCTAAGAAAGACCAGTACTTCGGACAGATGGCATCTACTATCAATATGCCTAAGCATATGGGTCAGAAGATTCAGCGTTATGTATATGTACCTCTGTTGGATGATAGAAACATTAACGATCAGGGTATTGATGCTACAGGTGCTCATATTGTTAATGGTAACCTCTATGGTTCATCTAAAGACGTAGGTAAGATTCTATCTAAGTTACCTGTTCTAGGTGAGAATGGTGGTAGAGTTAACCGTGTAGGCTTCACACGTACAACTCGTGAAGGCTCAATGAAGAAGTATGGTTTCTTCTTTGAGTGGTCAGAAGATTCACTACAGTTTGATTCAGACCCAGAGTTATATCAGCACATGTATAACGAAGCTATCAAGGGTGCATCTGAAATGACTGAAGATATGCTTCAGATTGACCTTCTGAACCATGCAGGTGTTCAGCTCTTCCCGGGTGATGCTACTTCTATTGCTACTGTATCAGGTGAAGGTTCTACTCCTCACGTACTTACCTACAGAGACTTACAGAAGTTAGATCAGGTATTAACTGATAACCGTTGTAAGTATGATACCCGTATCATTACTGGTACTCGTAACATTGATACTAAGGTAGTCCCAGCAGCTCGTATTGCTTTCATTGGTTCAGAGTTAGCTCTACAGTTACAAGATATGGTTGATAACTTTGGTAATCCAGCATTCGTATCAGTTGAACACTATGCAGCAGGTACTACTGTTCTACGTGGTGAGATTGGTAAGATTGGCAAATTCCGCTTCGTACAGGTTCCAGAGATGGAGTTCTTCGAGGGACAAGGTGCTGCTGTAACTGATACTGATTCTCCATTTGCTAACGATGGTTCTAAGTACAATGTTTACCCAATGTTAGTAATTGGTGATGATGCTTTCAATACTATTGGCTTTACTACAGATGGTGCTCATGATAAGTGGAAGATTATGGTTAAGAAACCTGGCATGGCAACTGCTGATAAGACAGACCCATATGGCACTCAGGGCTTCTGCTCAATTCAGTTCTGGTATGGATTCCTATGCAACAGACCAGAGCGCATTGCAGTAGCTTACTCAGTAGCTCAAGCTTAATAGTTCAATAATTATGTCTCCTAAAATAAAATGCCCTCGCAAGAGGGCATTTTTTTAATTATAATTAAAGTACCTTTTAAATTTATGAGGAATTAATTATGTCTGACAATAAAGCAGAGTTAGCACTCTTAAAAGAACAAGCTACTAAGCTAGGTATTGCTTATTCTCCTAACATTGGTTATGCAACCCTTAAAAAGAAGATTGATGCTAAATTAGCAGAAACTGAAGGTTTAACTCCAGAAGATACAGAACCAGTAACTAAAGTAGCTACTACTGGTTCAAAAAAGATGAATATGCTTAAACTTGTTAGAGTTCAGATTACTAATCTAGACCCTAATGATTCAAATCTTACTGGCGAATACCGTACTTTCTGTAATGGCGTTACAGGTAAGATTGGTCGTATGATTCGTTATGGTAAGCCTTGGCATATTGAGTCCTGTATGCTTGATTCAATGAAGGAAGCTAAATTTGCTATTGTAACTCAGGAAGGTAATAAACCTCCTAGAACTACTCTTACACCAAAATACTCTATTGAAATGCTTCCTCCTTTAACTCCTGAAGATTTAGCAGATTTAGCTAAAGCACAACAGGCTGGTAATAGAATAGATAATTAATTTTAACTATACTTAAATAAAAAAGACTCTACTATGGGTCTTTTTTAGTATTAGGAGTACAAAATGGTAGATGTAACTAAATTTAGTAATGATATAGATTCTATCACTATGCTAGAAAATCTAACTAAAGGACTTAACTTTCAGATTCCTGATGTAGATTTAGATGGTGATGGTTATAACATTCCTGCTTCTCTGATAGAGAGACTAGGACAAGATCCTGAAAGTATTACAGTAGATAACCTTACTGAACCAAGAGTAAAAGGTGATAGAACTTTCGATAGAATCATGCATGCTTTTTCCATTCACTTACAGGAAGAGCTTACTAATGGTCGTATTACTGGTGCTGATTATGCTACTGTTTACTCTAACTTAGCTTCAGTAGGTATGCAATGTGCAGTACAATTTGAATTAGGTAGATTTAAACAGCAATGGGAAGGTATAGCAGCTCAGATTAATGCTATTAAAGCTAATGTAGAATTAGCTACAGCAAAAGTACAGCTAGCTATTGCTAAAGCTCAAGCTCATAACATGAAAGCTCAGTATGCTAATACAGTTGCTCAGTTAGCTATTGCGGATGCTCAGTATGCCTTGGTTCAACAGCAGAGAGATTCTTTTATGGCTAAAGATAGAAATGATGCTGCTAAACTACAGGTAGATTCATGGGCTGTAATGAAAGGTATTGATGAAGGTATTGAACCTCCTACTAATTTACAGAATAGTTCTATTGATAGAAGCTTAAATAAGATTTATGAAGTATTAGATATGAAGGGAAACTAATATGTTAATAAATTCTATAGATAATAGTATCTTCTATACTAGAGATTTTATTGAAGGAACTAAACTATGGAATAAGATATATTCTAAGTATAGAAACTTTTCTATAGAAAATATGATTCATTATTATGATAGTACACCTGTAACTGGTTTAGCATTATATGATGATAATCTTAAGTTAGTAGGTATTTGTTTTTATACATTTACTGTTCCCTATGGTTCTAATGATAAAACAATGGTTGTTACTCATTTTGTTACACATCCTGCTATAAGAAAATCTTTTATGGCAGGTAAATTTTTAAAAAAGATAGAATCTATAGCAAGAGATAATAACTGTGTAGCTATTCTTTACCCAGATTGTACTTTTAATGGGTTCTTTGAAAAGCATCCTAATAAATATAAAGTAGCAGATATTATTTATAAACAGGAGTTATAAATGGGTGGTCATTGGAATCCTTTTGATGCTATTAAAGGTGCCATTAAAGTAGTTACTGGTATTACTATTGTTAATGCTGTAAAACAGATATTACAAGGTAAAATTGATAAAGCTATTGGAACCATAGTAAAAGACCAAATTCAGTCTTTAGGTATAAAACTTGAAGATGAATATGATGAAGTTACACAGATAGATTCTAAAATGTATAACCTTCTTGGTTCAAATAAGCCTAATAGTGAAATTCTTACCTCTGCAACTAGATCTATAGTCTATAACATAGATATGTTACAAGCTATTAAAGAAGACTTATTCAATGATGGTTTTGTACGTATTAATTCTTATGTTCAATGGGCTAAAAGACATAATATATATTCCAAAATTGGTTTTAATACTACTGCTCTTTCCAATCATATTTCTGATCATCAGGTATTGGCTGCAATTAAAACAGTATTAGGTGACATAGATTACTATCCTAATACTGGTGATGTAGGTAAATTACAGAACTTAAGATTCCAACTCGGATTTGCCTACTGTGGTAAGCATAATATTAATTTAGATGAACTTATATCCTGTGAACTTATAAGCAGTACTCAAGCTGAAGTGCTTCTTAAAGATGGAACTAAGATAGTATTTAATTTATCAGAATTTAATTTAAATCCTAATGATGAGTATGCTGTATGTATTTATAGAACTTATCAAGATGTTTATATATATATAGCTTCTGAAGCAAGTTTAAATGATTTACCTTTTAAAGAAGATTTAGGGATATTTACTAAAACTTTCAAAGAAGGTGAAACAGGATATAGTACTTATTCTGTTAGTGATGCCTGTGAAGAAGCAGGTGTACCTAGAATCTTTGTAGAAAGTTTTACTTATGAAGAACATGAAGTAACTGAGATTATTGAGCCAACTGAAGAAGAACTAGAAGAAGATCCTGATTTAGAACCAAGAGAAGAAACTCATAGAGAAAGAATTTATACTCTTACTTATGAACAGTTAGATTATGATAGTCCACTTTTTGATACTACAAAGGATGCCTATTATATTTTTGAGCCTTCTACTGGTTCTGTATTTTTCTATGAAAAAACTCTTGTATCAGTACCTACCTCTAATTGGACTTCCTATTGGTATAAATACGGTTCAGGTTTGCCTACTATTGATGCTCTCTGGCTCGAATCTACTAAACAGGTAGATTCCCAGTACAGTTTCATGCCTATTCTTCCTGTAAGAACATATACTACTCCTATTACAGAAGAGTTATTTCCTGAGTATTATCCATTACTTCAGAAATCATGTAAGAAAATCTTCAAAGATAGAAAATTCTATTCTAAATTAGTTAAACAAATAGATACTAATCCTCAAGCTACACATATAGATTTTGCTCATCTATTGTTTGGAGTACCTTTTAATAGAAAGGAAGAATATTCCATTGAGTATCTTTGCAAATTCTTTATTTATATAAGTTCCTATAGTAGATATTTTCAGACTCAAGCATACGCAGGACAGTTTAATCCTATTAATGATTATGGTCAGCATGTAAGTTTATATTATCCTAGATATCAAAAAAGATTAGGCTATTGGTGTAATATGCCGGATAGCATTACGGCTAATCTTAACTGGTCACTTTGTTGGGATGCCTGTCATTATGATACTTTCTTTTTAAACAAAGCTCCTAATAAACCTTATTGGATAGAAAATACTACTGTAGGTGGAGGACAATATAGACTTACAGGTGAAACAGCAAGTGTAGGTTTAGTATTCTTCCCAAATACACTACTAGGTGTTGCTAATTTTATAGGATATACACCTTGTTTTATTACCAATATGTCATTAGATACTTCTTTGTTTTCCGCAGATTTAATGTTAAGAGGAATAACTCAAGGAGCTGACATTTATGAGTATGATTCTTCTAATTCTAGAGCAGAGTATGATGCAAAAAAACAAGAACGTACTCCTATGATTCATAACAGTGCTTGGGTGAACGCTGGTAAATTAATTACACGGGAATGGCACATATGTTCTTCTACTGAGTTATCATACTTACATTCTAAATATGGATTACCTACTGATGCTCTTAGTTATGCTAGAAGTATACTTGGTATAAGCAATAACAATAACCTACCTTATATACCTTCTTATCATTTAAGTAATTTAGGTAGACCTTCCACTAATGTTTTATCTTGTACTGCTATTGTCTTTGCACGAGAGTATAGAAAAGATGAATCAGGATCTGGATATTATTCATATGGAACACATAAAAGAAAATACCAAGGATGTGATGTTCCTTTTGGTTCAATAGGTATGAATCTTGAAGAGAATAATCGTAATAGTCTTTATTTTATAAATATGTTATCTAATGTAGAGTCTATTACTCCTTTACCTTCTGGTAGATGTTTAATCTTTAATAGACAGATTTCTAATACCTATTGTGAAAGAGCTTATTTATATAATCTCAATATTCATAATGAAATTCTTCCCGGATTTTCTATTGTATATAATGCATATAACTACTTAGATTCTATTGATGGTTCTGAGGGTACTTGTCCTTTTGTAATACCTATTAATCTCACTGTTATGAAACAGATGTCTATGGTTCATAGAAATGAGGTATTACAAGTATCTTACAATTTATTGTTTAATATTTTTGTAAAGGAAACTATTAGAATACCTTGGTATGCTACTTCTACTTTTAAAATAGTATGTTTAGTAGCAAGAATTGTCGTTACAGTAGTATTATTTGTTATTACCCTACCAGCAGGTGGTCAGGGTGCTACAGCTTTTAATATGGTGGTTAGTGCTGTATCTACTGTAGTAGCTAATATTGCTATGCAAATGATTATATCTTCTATCATTAGTAAGATTATAGTAGCAATAGTAGCTTTAATAGTAACTAAGATTATAGCTAAAATTACAGGTAATGAACTCATTGGTACAGTAGCAGGTATAGCTGTTGCTATTGTTGGTTCATACATGATGAGTTCATACGATGCTAATGGCAATGTTATTTCTTCTGATTCATTCTCTTGGGATAAATTATATACCAATGTATCTAATAAGATTACTGAGTTTATATCTAGTCCTAAAGATTTAGCTGAGTTAGCTATTTCAGGAGCTAATAAGTATGTAGCTAAGTTGAACCAAGGAGTTCAACAGGATTATATGGAAATGGCTAATGCCTATAAACAATTCCAGACTACTACTCAGGATGAAGCTCAGAAGTTATATGAATTAGAAGCATATAATAATTCACTTAGAAATACTAACTTTGCAAGTACACTATCTACTAGAATGTTACAGAACCCATATCAGGGAGCTAGGTTAAATACTACTTTAGCAGATAGTACAGCTATATATGCACTTTCTCAAAGTAAAGTCTATAATATGTATGAGATAACTATTAATGTTAAAAACTATGTATAAGCCTCTTCTTTGGTTCAAAGAATGAATAAGCTTATCTTGTAACTAATTAAGAGGTAAATACTTATGTCTGATTATTTTAGTAATTTAAATACTAATACATACTATCAGCCATCTATTTTTGGTAATCCAAATAATCAGCTTAATTTAGCTAATTCTTCTGGAAATATTTTAAATACTGGTATTGGTGCTAGTAGTATTACAGGTGCTAATAACAGTTTAGGTTCTTTTAATAATTTATTTTCAGGTTGGGGCGATAGATTAAGTAATATTGGTTCATGGTTCGGTCAGGGAGATAACCTAAAAGGATTAGGTGAACTTACTCAAGGTATCGCTGGTGTTTTATCATATCTTAATGGCAAAAAAGGACTAGCTTTAGCTAGAGATCAGCTTGATACTGCTAAGAACCAATGGTTAACCAACCATAATATTGAAGTTCAGCTTCAGAATAATAAAACTAGAGATATTCTTGGTCCACGTTTAATGCAAAATACTGGAAGCAAAGATAATTTAGCACAAGAATATAACTTACGTAAATTAAATACTTTAAATAGTATTTAAGGAGGTAGTATGCCACAAGCTGATTCAACAGGTAAAACTTACCAACAAACAGGTCCTTCTGATTTTAGCGCAGCTAACAGATTATGGTCTGATGCTATGAAAATGCAATTGCTTGGTTCTAGTATGATTAGTGGAGCTTTTACAGATGCAGGTAATGTAGCACAAGCAAGAAGAGATGCTGACTATTATAATCAACTAAGTCAATATGCTAATGACCCTATTGGTATGGCTCAAGCATTACAGAATGGTACTATTAATTCATCAGGTATTTCTAATACTGCTGCTAAAGATACTAGAGATTACTTAACTAGTGCAGCTACTAATTGGTCATCTAATACAAAGACTGCTGATGAAGAGTTTTTACGTCAACAGAACGAACAATTTAGTCCAGAAGTTCAGTTATATAAAGACCTTATGAAACAAGGTAAATCTGCTGAAGCTGCTAAAGTTGCTAATGGTGCTATTGGAAGAGGAGCTAATGCTAGAATCTTTACAGAAGCTCCTAACTATACTTTAGACCAAGTTAGAGCATCTACTTGGGCTACTGCTGTTGGCTTACAAAAAGATTTAGAAAATAGAGCTGACTGGTATGCACAGCAAATATTACCTAAAGCTGTTCAATCTATAGGTGGTATGGTTAATAGTGGTAATGGTGAATTTGTAGACCCAGCATTATTACATGGTTTAATTTACGACCCTACTTCAAGAATTCCTAGTGATTTAAGACCAATAGTTGAATCCAGATTAAGTGCCATGATTGCTAACAAGGCTAATAATGAAAATGGCGGTAGTAATTTCTTAAGTAACTACAATAACCTTAATACTGGTTCAAATACTAGTCATTCTTCTCAAACTAGCAATCAAGGAAGTACTGGAGTTACCGGTGCTGGCTTACTTGATAACAGATAACTAAGGAGTATATTTTATGTCAGATTTAAACTCACAATTAGAATCTTTATTATCTTCTGCTAGAGCAGCAAGAGAAGTAGGTGATGTTGATGCTAGTAATGCTGCTATGAATGCTTTAGGTCAATTTGTTGCTAGTCAGTCTCATACTAATCCTAATGCTTTATATAATTTAGACTCTAGCAGAGGTAATTATGCTTTAATGTCAGAAGCTCAGAATGCATGGTTAGCAGACCCAAGAAATGCTGAAACTATTCGTTCTTGGTATGCACCTGCTAAACAGGCTTCAGCATCTAATTCTAGACCTAGAACTAGAGCCAAGGTTAATACTCATAGGTCAACTACTTCTACTCCTGTTAATGCTAAAGAAATGACAGATCAATATATACCTGCTGAAGGTATTGACCCTAATGGTTGGATACCTGTATCTTCTATGCCAACCAATTTATCACCTAATGAAGTAGATGTTAGTAATTTAGGTTATTCATCTGGAACAGGTAGACTGGCTCCTGTATTCCAAACAGAACCATTACCTAGTTCTACTAATTTAGGATTTTTTAATAATTTAACTAATAGTAATGGTGGCATAGTTCCATTAATTGATTTTGTATCTAATGCTTCTAGCTGGTCACAACCAACTAGCTATCCTAGAACACGTAGTTCTTTTAGCTATTTTAATAGAAGCTTTACTAGATAAAGGAGGTTATTATGTCTGATCCAACACTTGCACAAAAACTCCTTAATGAAGGTATTAAACGTTATGAGTCTATGCAACAAAATGCAGTTGATCCTGCAAATCCACAATCAGAATCTGACGTTGATAGAATATTAGCTGGTATTTACAATATAGTATATACACTTCCTTCCACAGCTCCTTTTGCAGCAGCAAAGGATAGTAGTAATGTTGTAAAAAATTATGTTAATAATACTAAAACTAGAAGTGATTTTGATGATTATGTAAATCAGGTTATTGATAATGGTACTTTTGGTTCTCCTAATTCTCCAGCAGAGAGAGAAGCTCTAGCTGATAGTTTTAGAGAAGCTATTACAAGACAATATAATAATAGTAGAAATACCAGTATTGATGCTCAGAGAGCTAATACTTTAGATCTTAAGAATAAAGCAGATGATACTGTATTTAATGCTTTAGGTATGCAAAAAGAATTAGATTATAAACGTAAAGTAGGAACTGATACTACTCCACTTTTATATGCTGATTCTGCACTTAGAAATTCTAGACCTATAAATCCAGTAACTAATCAGGAAGAACCTTGGATAGCTAATCCTAAGAATTTAAGTGATTTACATAAGAATATGACTAATGAAATTAATAAATATGTAAATCATGTTAGAGCACAAATGCCTGTAGGTATTTCTGGCAAAGATTTAGAATCTATTACTGAAAAAGCTAGGTCAGATGATGATATTTATGATTATCTGGCTCAGAAATTAAGACCTGCAAATGAAAAAGATAATGATTCTGTAGCAAAGCAACTTGCTTATCGTCAGGAAATTAAACAGTCACTAGAAGACTTCCAGAGAATTTATCAGACTAGACATGGTTATGGTGTTTCTACTGCGGATGCAGCTTTAGCTTATTTGAACCAAAGACATGAAAATAATGTGGGTAATGCAGATTTACCTTTAGGGCAAAGTACTTCTGCCTTAGAGCGTGGTCTTAGAAGTGCTGTTGTAGCTAGACAGAATTATGAAACTTTATCTGATTTAGCTAATAAAATTAACACTTATAATGCTAGTTATAACAATTTAGCTACTATACAGAATAATTATATTAACTATTCTAGATATGCAACTGATATCCAAAATAAGCATAGTCATAAGAAAACTCAATTTACAGAAGCTGCTATGAATAATATTCATAAATACATGAATAAGTTTAATGATGATTTGCAGTATAGTGGTGGTTTGTATGAAACAGCAAGTAAAAATTTAGCTGATACCTTATTGCGAGATAATGCTTTACGTAAAAGTGAGCAACTTAGAAGTGAAACACAATCTTATTAGTTACCTATCTAAAAACATAGAGGATACTTAATTGAGTATCCTCTTTTTTTATCTTATACTTCTAAGTAGTTTAAATACTAAAATTTGTTTATTTTGAAAGAAGGCGGGTTACTATGTCTGACTTATTTAATGCTACTATGCAAATGATCCAAAACAATGCTCAAAATCTTGCTTCTAACCAACCAGCTACTCCGCCTGATGCTATGGTAAGTCAGACTCCTACAATTAATCCTAGTCTTTCTCAAGAACAGGTAGCTCAATTTATTGACAATGTAGATGGAGCTTCTTATCAGGCAGCTAGAGAAAGAGGTGATACATCTGGTGTATCTCCTGAAACTCTTAAAGTAGCACATGCATCTCGTGATGAATTGATTCAACTATTAGGTGAACAGGGTGCTGATGCTGCTCTATATAAAATTAATACTGGTATTAATGCTTATAATTCTGCTTCTTCTATAAGTCGTACAGCTCCTCAATTTGTTACTGATAATGTTTCTAGATTTGCAGGTGGTGTAGCTGGCTTGGGTGGTGTAGTAGCTACAGGTGCTGCAACAGCAGTAGATAGAACTATTAATGGCTTTACTGGTTCAGATGACTATACATTAACTAAAGCTACAGCAAATGCTTCTAGAGCCTTAACAGATTTCTTTGATAAAACTTTAACTTCTGATTCAAGAATTGCTCAGCAATTTGCTTCAGATGCACGTAGAGCAGATAGAGCTGCTGCTAATCAAGCTAAATATGAATATGATAAAACACATGGTAAAGGTATTGAAGCAGATTTAGCATACTTTGGTAGAGGTGCTACTGATGGTATTAGGAATGCATTTGATACTCCTTCTGATTTAGCTGAAGGTGTAGCTGATGTTGCTGGTTCATTAATAGGTTTCTCTACTGGTATTGGCTTAGCTGGTAAAGCTGCACAAGTAGGCGGTAAATTCTTACCTAAATTCTTATCAAATATGTCTGATGATGCAATTAGAGCATCACAAGCTTTACGAGCTTCTGGAGCCAACGGTAAGCAAATTCTAGAAGTTTTAGGGGCTAGAAGTGGTGAAAAGTTAGGTGCATTAGATAGGTTAGGTATTCACATGGGTACTCCAGCTATGCTTAATGCTGCTGCTGTTGGTGGTGAAGGTGTAGAACAGGCATTAGCAGAATTAGATGGTGTTACTGATACTGAATTAATGGAAAGTTCTCCTGTAGCTAAACTCTACTATGATGCTTATATACAGGATGGATATACTCCGAGCGAAGCTATGAGAATGATGAGAGAAAAGATTGAAGCTAATCTCATTATTCCAGCTTTCCAATCAGGAGCATTAGCAGGTGCTGTATCTGGTAAATTATTAGATAAAGTACTGCGTAATCCTTTAACTTTAAATGTAGGAAGACAGTTACAGAAAAATCAGATTAATATGCTTAGTGAAGCATATGCTTCTGGTGAAAAGGATTTATTTAATGCTGCTATAGCAAAAACTGCTGCTAAAACAGCTAAGACAGCTAAACCTGAATCTTTCTTAAGTCGTACTCTTGCAGAGGGTGGAGAGGAAATAGTAGAAACAGCTCCTACTCCATTTATTAATGCTGCCGTTCAGGAAAACTTAGATCCAACTAGAAACATATTAGATAATTGGGGTGAAGAAGTAGGTGAATCTGGTGCTTTAGGTGCTCTTGCTGGTTCTGGAGTTGTATCTCCTGCTACTGTCGGCAGAGGTATTACTAAGGGCATTAAGTCTGTTCTTGGTTCAAAGAAAAAATCTTCAGATACTGAGGATACAGAATCTCCTTCACTCTCTAGTATGTCTGAAGAAGACCGTGCTGAAGGTGTTAAAGAATTTAATGCTGCTATGGAAACTAACGATACATCTGGCTTATCAGCTAAAGGTGTATCTGCCGGTTTAACTGAGTCAGGACTATTAAAGAAAACTTCTAACGAAGAAGGTATTTCTGAAGTAACCCCTGATGAAAATTTAACTGCTGAAGAAAGTGAGTATGTAACTAATCTTCCTTTAAATTCTTCTGAAAAATCTAGAGTTACTGAGTTAAAGAACCAAGGTTTAATTGATAAAGATGCTGTAATTACTACTAAAGCAGATTACTATGAAGCTCTTTTAAATACTGCTGCTAAAGCTAGTGAGACTGATGAAAATGGTCATCATACTATTACTTTAACTAAAGATCAGTATCGAGTACTTGAAGATGAAATTGATGAGATGGGTACTCAATTATCTTGGAAACATTCTGAACAACCATCTGATGCAAGAGTTAGAAATATTGCTAACTGGATGAGTAATAATCAGAACCTTCAGAACCAGAGAAATGAGTTATCTAGTCTTGGTTATTCAATGTTCCAAGAAGAAATGAAGGATGAAAATACTGTTAAAGAAATCAATAACATTCAGCAGATTACAAGTAAGCAAGATAATAAATCAAATGTAGAACTTACTAATAGTAATACTTTTGGTTCAGTAGTAAGACATGCTATTGCTTCTATTAATAATATTAGTAATTTAATTACTAAGAAAGAATCACAAGAATCTGATTCTGAAGTAAATACTCAAGAGATTGATAAAGTAATTGAAGTTTTACAGGCTGTTAAAAATGGTATTGAGCATGGTAATATCAAGATTACTTCAGAGAATAATAGACTTATTGCTAAAGCTACTATGGCTCATGAGATACTGTCTCAGTGGAGAAATACAGTACAACAAATCTCAAAAATACCTAATGTTAATGCAAATATCTCTTTAGTTAATACTCAAAAAGTAGGTAGTAGAACCAATCTTAATAATGAGAATGCTTCTATAGATTCTATTTCTCAGGAAGAGACTGGTTATGATAAACCTCCTTTAATTACTCATCTTAACAGAATGTTAAATGCTTATTTAGCTAATGATATTCTTGGCTATAAAGCAGCTCGTCTGGCTCTAGATAAATTTATCGCTACGCAGAATGCTAAATTATTTAAATTACAGCATGCCTTAGATTTATACAGAGATACTAAAGCAGGTAAAGTAAGTAATACTAAGCGAGATGTTGAAAAGGGTGAATGGACTATTAATTCAAATAATGAAGAGTCTATGAGAAATCTTGCTTCAGCTATTGGATTAGAGAACGCTTTAATGGGTTCTCTAAGAAATCTTGTTGAAGTATTTATGTTCCAATCAAGTGCTCACAGCGATAATTACAAAGAGCATACACCTTTCAACTTACGAAAGAAGAATACAGTATTTTCTGAAATAGATGAGAATAAACGTGAATCTAGCAAGACTGCTATGATTAAACGTTTAAAAGGCAGAGGAAGTATCTTAAATACAGACGCTAAAAATGCTCTTGAAAGATATTTAAATAGTGCTAAAAATGCTCGTACTTTAATGCAGGAATTAGAACGTGCAGGTGCTACTGATGAACAAGGTGAATTTATAAGTTCCCCTAACGTAGAAAATCCAAGTACTACTTTTAATGATTCTCAAGTTACTAAAGAAGAAGAAGAAGTAGAAGCTAAATCTTCTGAACCAAGTAAAGAAGCTACATCTGGCACTGGTTCTACTACTTCTGAAGATACTTCAAGTACAAATATTCCTGAAACAGAAATAGATACAGAAGAAGTTAGTAAGAAAGTTCTAAGTGCAGAGGAAGAAGCTGTTAAAGAAATATTTGACGGTATTGAAGGTACTGATGAAGAAACTACTGAACCAGATTCTGAAACAGATTCTAAAGGTACTTGGTATAGAGAATTACCTGCAAATGATTCTACTAAATTTATTAATAAAGGCTATCGCCTATTTACAGTAGAAGCTCATGTATATCTAAGACAGAACCAGTTACGTAGCTTCCAAGGTGGTAGATCAAAGATTTATTCTGATGGTGCTGCATTCTTTACAGCAGATGAAATCTTATTATTAAGTCATAATTTAAAAGCTGTAAAGACCTTAGATAATGATTTAAGTAATTCTACTGTATCCTTGGCTCCTACATCTACTTCAGGTATTAATGGTATTCTATCTAGTTTATGGAAGAGATATACTGGTGGTAAGAAAGAAAAATCTGTTACTAAAACAGTGGATGATTTAAAAGCACAATATAAGAAAGATGCTTATAACAAGCTAACTAAGGGATTTGATTCTTACTATCAGAAATTAAATGATAACTTTAAAGAGTCTACAAATACTTTTAAAGATTCATTTAATAATGAAGCAAAAGTTAAGAATTTAGTAGAAGCTTATAACAATGCTAAAGAGTCTTCAGAGAAACAAAAAATCTCTACTGAGATTGAGAATCTGTTATTTACAAGTATGAATAATAGATTTAATTTCCCTGTAGCTTTATTTACTAAGAGTGGTAAGTCCAGTGTTATTTCCATTGGCTCAGATGGAGTATCTTTTGAGTTAGAGCTTAATAAAGAAGCTGTTGAAGTAGCTTATCATGCTATACAGCAAGAATTATATAACCAAAGAAATAAAGCTTCTTCTGTAGATTTAAATTCTCCTCGTTGGGAAAATGTTCAATTCCCTAAAGGTAAAAGACGAGCTATTTTAGATGAGTGGGAATATGCTGTTAATGCTCATGATGTTATTTCTAATATAATTCCTAAAGTAAAAGGTTATTTAAATATTAGAGATACTTCTTCATTTACAGAAGCAGAGTCTAATCTTATTGCTCATGGTATAGCTTATCTCATGGCTCCATTAGAAGGAGAAGAAGAAGGTAGTGAGTTCATAATTAAGACAGTAACTAATCCAAGTACTTTAAATAGAGATACAGATTTAGCTGCTTATGCTAAAGCAGTAAATGGTAATAAAGATACTGTAAATGTTATCTCATTTAAACGTTCAAATGGCACTGTAATTAATACCCTTTATGAACCAGATTGTGCTAAAAGAGCTTCTTCTGTAATGGATGAAATCTATGATTATAGAGTAGATACTCCTATTAACCTTGGTTCAGAAGGTAAAGCTAATATTGACTCTTTAAATCTGAAGGATAAACGTAAGAATATGCCTCAGAATAGAGTTGGTAAGTATGAACAAGAAGTTATTGAAGATAGACAAAGTGAAAAATATACCCCTGTCACTGAGCAATTTAAGCTTTATACTAAATTTTTTGGTAGTAATGATAGAGAATCTATAGATAATATCTGTAAAGCATTTACTGGTTATACAAAATCAGAGGTAGATGAGTACTTCAAATTTAGAGCATTGGCTGATGATGATGGTAGTTTTTCAGAGGAAAAATGGGAAAACAATAATCAGGGTTTTACTTCTAAAGAAGATGCACAGCAAGCTTTTAATGACTATAACATTAATAAGCATGAATTTAATTACATGTGCAAATTACGTAGCTCTCAGATTCCATATGTTCAAGGCTATGAAACTTGTATTGAATTAGCTAATGCCATGATGGAAGCTTTGAGCTATACAGATAGTTTACAAAACTTCTTATCTGAAAAAGTACCTAATTTAACTGATGCTGAAAAAGAACAGATTAGTCAGCATTATGGTTATCAAATTACTGTATCTGGTCGTTTACAGGATGCTACTTCATCTATTAGCCCTGTTACTAATAAGATAGTACGTGAACTTATTTCTAATTTAAATCCTGTAACTATTACTAAAGAAGACACAGCTCCTAAGTCCATACAAGATAAACCAGAATTAGCTACTTGGATGCTAAGTGTTAATCAGGCTTTTGGTCAGAAGTTATGGAGTACCAATCTTCCTACTGCTGTATCTAATATTAATAAATATATTAAAGAGTTAAAACCTGAGCTTGGTAGTACATGGAATAAACTTATTTCTATAGCTGAGAATCAAGAAGTAAATAAACTAACTACTGAAGAAATTACAGCTATTAGAGAAGCATTAGATAAATATGGATATGATGTATCCCCTCTATCTATCCATGCTCTTGTTGACTTGGCTCAGTACTCTTCCTTAAAAGCAGGTGAACAGTTTAAATCTTCAATGTATATTGAAGTAGATTCACGTTCTTCTGGTGCATCTATTATGGCTTCTCGTTATAACGTAGATGGATTTACAGAAGATGAAATTAATCTGATGGAATCTGCTGGATATATGGTCTATAGAGTAGAAAGACCATCGGATATTTTAACTGCTGAACCAAACAGTCATTACAAGAGAGATTTATATCAAAACTCTGGTGATAAAGTAATTAATCAAATTAATGAGGATGGTTCTAAGTTCTTTGCTAAATCTAACAAAGAAGTACATCAGATTAGAACAGCTACATTAAGATTAATGTCTGTATTTAATCCTAAATTCTTCAAAGTAGATATAGATAAAGATGGTATAGCTACTGTAAAAGAAGCTACTCGTGATTCTGGTAAGACTACCATGACACCTATTGGTTATGGTTCTCAGATAGGTGGTATTTCTCATCAGAAAGTATCTGATTTATTAGATGGAATCTACAATACCTATAATCAGATGGCTGAAGAATTAGCTGAAAAACCAGATATGTTTAATAAGCTATCTTCTCCAAAAGAAATTCAGGAAGAAATCTTATTCTTCATTGGTTCTCACTTCTTTAAAAAGAAGAGCGAAGACATATCTGATGAAGCTTTCAGAAAAGAACTTATAGAAACAACTAAAGAGTTCTTAGCAGATATGGATACTGTTTATGGTAGCCATTTAGGTATTCAAAACAAGCCTAATAGTTCTACTGAATTTATCGTTACTACTAGAGAAAAGAGAGATGCTCATCCTATTTTCAAATGGTTAATAGGTAAGAATCCTAATACTCTCATTAATTTACAGAGTGGTTCTAAAGCTTATGCTCGTTTACAACAGATGGTATCTGATGCAAGCAAGATGGATTACGATGGTGATTTCTTAAGAGATAACATCAAAATCTGTATATCTGACCCTGCATTTAGAGCTTGCCAAGACCAGTTAGGCAAATCTGTTCAGGCTACAATGAAAGATATTGAGCAGCTAACTAATCTTTCTAACTTGGTTCAGCATATATTTAAGAGTATTGCTTCTACTGCTTTTGCTGGAACCAATACAGATAGAACTCTATCTCAAGACCAGAAAAAAGCTATAGATAGAACCAAAATAGGTAAAGCTTTACGTAAACTTGGTATTCCTTATGGTGCTGACGGTTCTGCTTCATATCCTGCATTTAAAGATGGTATTGATAGAAGCTCAAGTAACAAAGTAGCTGAACTACATATTAATGATAAGACCATAAATCTATTTAATTTATCTAAAGCTACTCCTCTAGGAGAAGGTGGTAAATCAGGTCTTACCCAAGGTGCAGGTGACGGTGATGTAGTTAATATCTTGGTTCATCTAAATAAAGCTATGGATAGATTCCTAGCAGTATTTGATGGTATCAATATTGAATTAAATAATTTAGGCAAAGTAGCTGACAAGATTACTGAAGCTCAGTTAGAGAGCCATAAACAAGTAATTTATGCAGGTATGTTAGATGCCTTTAATGCTATTACAAGTATTCTTAAAGAGAACCCTGAAATTTTCAATATAGAAAATGCATTTAGTATTGTAGGAAATGAGACAGCCTTCTTTATGCTTAACTTAGTGGTACCTACTGAGTTACATAATAAGATAAAAATAACTGATAAATATACATTAGCTGATTTAACTAAGTTAGCTAATAATTCAGATACTTATGGTGAAGCTGCTTCAGTATTTAATGAAATAACTCCTGAAGTAATGAAGAAAGCATTTAATTTAGCTGGTAAACATTATCAGGATAAAGCTGTAAGTTGCTTAGCTAAACGTACAGTATTTCATGGTATGCCTACAGATGAATCCTTAAGTAAAAAGTTTACTGCTGGTTCAAATTGGGAACCAAGAAAAGATGGCTTATTTACAGTTATGCCTTTGGGTCTATTTAATATGGATTCTTATGGTTCAGGTACTAAAGAAGTACAATTTACTCCTTTCGTTGCCCAAGATTTAGATGGTAATACTATAAATATTGATACTATAAATGATTGGAATAACTTAGGTAAAGACTTAGAACCAAAGGAAAGAGCTAATCTTAAAAATCAAATCTTAAATAATACATATGATACTAATCGTGCTTATATTGAAGGTTATAAAGATACAGCATTCCCTGTTACTACTTTTGATGATGTTGATAGTACACCTATTGAAAAAGTACGTACTATTGATGATGCTATTAAGGATATTTTTGCAGAGTCTACTTCTGATAAAAACACACGCTATGTTAAAAATAGTGAAATGCAATTTTTAAAGAGAACTGTAAAAGCACTATTTAATATTACAGGTATTAATCCTAATAATGTTAAGTATGTTGAAATATCTTTTGATAGTAGCAAAGATAAGTTAATTGAACAGATTAAGAGTCTGGGTCTTACCAGTACAGAAGAAACTGCTCTTATTAATGATATTAACAGTAAGGATAATAAGTTTAATTTCTCTTCAATAAGAGGATTTACACAAGGTAATCTTATTATTCTTAATAGAGATAAAGGTACTTCTTGGACTTCTACTGATTCAAGATATTTAGTTCATGAGTTATGCCATATTGGTCTTTCTAATGTACTAGCTGGAAAGCTAACATCTAAAGACACTAGGATTGCTAATGCAGCTAATGAACTTGTTGGTTCTTTAAGAAGTAATACTAAATATTTCTTTACCTCTCTTGTAAATAGCATATATAAGAATTTAAATAAAGAAACTAGAGATGCTATTGTAAGTTACAAGGGTAGTGGTTCTGTTTCTGAAAAAGATATTTTAAAGATTCTGTTATCTACTAGTGAAAATACTAAAGATTTAAAGAAACGGATTATTGGAGCTTTAAATGTAAATAATCAAACATCTAGTGAAACTGTCAAAGCATTCACTGATATGTTTACTCAGTTAGGTTTAGAGTATGGAAATACATCAAATCTATTTAATGGTTCTGTAGCAGATTCTACTGAAGCTGTTTTTGACACTTTGCTGAGCCAACCTAATGTATTAGACGAAGCTATAGCTTGGGTTAATTCTACTATTGAAATTAATAGATATGCTCAAACTACAGCAGCTAATAAAAATGAAGTAAAGAAGACTACTGGAATTATTAATTCTTTACGTAGATTACGCAGATTTATTACTTATGCTATTAAGAAATTCTTTGAATCAATCTTAAATGGTTATGTACCTTATAAGTATGCTGATTCTGTTGCTGGTTTAATGTCTAAACAGATAGTAGCTTTACGTGCTTTATCTCCAAAGGTAACTCCTATAGCTGAAGGTAATAACGTTACTACTTCTCAAGTTAGACATGCTATGTCCTTCTCTAATGATATGAACCATGATGAGTTAATGAAGTTAGCAAAGGATATAGATAAAGTAACTAATAAGTTACTTGATAAACGTAGAAGTTATGAACCAGAAAAGGTTCAATCTGAATACGCTAGAACTATGGCTAATAGAGATAAGATGCTAGCTCAGATTAACTCTTATGGTAGATTCTCTAGTGCTCAGTTAGCTGTAATTCGTAGTGTATATACTGCTGTAGCTATGGGTATTAAGGTAAATAATCATATTTATAGACAGTTATCTGCAACTTTTACTAAAGCTCTAGGTGCATTTAATCAGGAATATTTAACTCCTGAAAATAGACGTAATAATCCTAATGAAGCTCAGAAAGCATTAGCTAAATATAGATTCTTAATGAGTAATTATGCAGTAGATGATACTAACTCTAATGAAAAAGCTAATAGATTATTACCTACCTTTATGGCTATTGCTATGGTAGATCCTCAGTTAAGAGAGTTCTTTAGAGAACAAAGAAATGTTCCTAATGAACCATACTCTTCTGATAATAATCTAGAACAAAGTATTGTTAGAGGTACTGTGTCTCTTATTGAGAAAGTAGATAGTTTTATTGATAATCTTAAGAATTTAGAGAATAAGAATCTATCCCAGTTAATGGATGGTTACATCAATAACTTATTATCAGATGATAAACATAATTCATTCATTGGTAGAACTATAGGCGGATGGTCAGAAGCTGTAGATGATGCAATCAATAAAGCAGATGAGAAGATTACTTCTAAAGCTTTAAATGTATTCCAGCCACTAGGTAAAATTTCTGCTGATATTGCTAAGAAGTACCCTAGGTTTACTCCTATAGCTGCTGCTATAAAAATAGCTTTAATGAAACCATTTGAGTTAGGTGGTTATTCTAGAATGGACATCTGGAATGCTACTATTCATGAATATGATGAATTAAGTAATAGTATTATTACTGGCTTCTTTAAATATATGTCAAGAGAGTACATGAGTAGAAGTCCTTTAACTCTTGGTGTAATGAAAGCTATCAAGGTATGTAAAGATTTAGCAGAAGTTAAATCTAAGCGTTATCGTGAAGATATGCCTAAAGAAGTAATGAAGAGTATGCCTAATCTTAAACATAAAGATTGGGAGTCTTTAACTCGTTCTATTGGTAAGACAGATATTACTTCTCTAACTTCATATAGAGCTAACCTATCCGATTTAGTAGATTTACTTGAACCAGTTACTTCTCAAAATGGAATAATTCATCGTGTAAATCTTAGAAAAACTCTTGGTTCTTCATATCAGAGATTTAGTGCTAAATATGGTATTTCTTTAGAAGACTTATATAAATATACCAAGCCATTAGCTAATTATATGGTTACAGGCAAGTTTACTTCTAAGACTGAATCAAAGATATATGACGTACAACGTAATAGTGATGCTATCTTACACCGTATAGGTTCATCCATTGGTTCAAGTCAGTATGATATGGCTCGTCAGGAATTAGATGAAATCCTGACTTTAGAAGCTTTAGACAGAACAGATGCTAAAGACCTAGCTAAGTTAAGAAATATTCTTTCTAATAGAGAGAACCATAAAGGCTTTAGTGAAGTATGGGATATTCTGGCTCAAACTAAGTCTGTGGATAGAGCTAAATTAATTGAGCATAACCAGCTATTAAATAGATGGCAGGGATATTTACCAGAGAAATCTAGAAATGATAAACAATTAGCTATTGTAGAAGATACTCCTGAAGTCACAAAGGATTTAGAAATCTTAGGCTATAAGAAAGTAGGTACTTATCAGAAATCAACTGCTGATAAGGATAAGAAAAACTTTGCTTACTATGCTTGTGATTACAATCCTGAAGCTGCATTTATGTCTGGTGGTTTACAGCTTATGAACTATACTGCTGGAGGTATAAATCTAGAATCAGGTAGGTCAATTAAGTCTGTAAGACCCGCTATCTATGAACCAGATAATGCTTTAGCTACTGATTTAGATATTAGAGAACATGGTAATGGTTCTCAGCCATTAATCCCTATTTATGGATATAACAATAAGATTATAGGTTTTGAACGTACAGCAGACCCTAAGTTTACAGAAGACTTTATAGATGCTGATATGCATTTACCTACTCTTATTGGTGAATGGGTTGGTCGTCAACATGGCGAGTCTGACCTGCGTAATGCTCGTAAAGAAGTTATTCGTCAGTTAAAGAAAATGTATGATGATAGGGTAGGAGCTACTTATAAGTTTATAGACTTATTAGACCCTAAGACTTATAAGAGATATCCTCATATTAAAGAAGTATATGATCGTATTTCTCGTGGTTCTTTATATGATGATATTTACTCTGTATGGCGACCATCTAATCCATTAGAAAAACCTAAGTTTATGGTGCGTATTGACTTACTTGAGCAAATTGCTGGTCAAAGAAGAGCATCTATTTCTGAAATATTCTTAGACCCTAAATCCGATTTTGCTAAAGGTATGAGTAAAGTACTTGATACTTTATTTGGTTCAGCACGATTAATACGTTGGGAACATAATATTCAAAGAGGTATGGTAACTCTTAAAAACAATATAGTTGTTAAAGGTGTACAAGTACCTATTCAGAATATTACTGCTAATATGATTGAACTTAATATGCTAGGTGTACCAGCAAGATCTATCTTTAGGGGCATAATAGATAAAACTCGTGAATGTGAATCTTACTTACGTATGCAGCAAGAACTGTTAAGACTAGATTATCAGTTGGCTCAACAGTCTGCTAATGGTCCTGAGTATGAAAAGCTCATAAAACGTAAGAATGAGATAAATGAAGATGCTAGACAGTTATCTATTTATCCTCTAATTGAGATGGGTGAGTTTAATACTATTACTGATGTGGCTACTATCCGTGAGGATTTAGCTATTGTACAAGGTAAGTATGGTGACTTATTAGATCAAAAGATAGAAGAATTACCAGATGATGTACAGAAAGGATTAAAACAACTTATTGTATCTAAAGATACTGGATTATATAAGTTATTATCTAAAGCTGTTCAGTATGGCGACTTAGTTGCTAAATCTATCCTATACGATGATGTGCTAAAGCGTCAGAAGAAAGGTCGTAAACAGGCTGAGTATATGGCTACTACATTCTTTGTAGATTATGACTTAATGCCGGGTCGAACCAGAGATTACCTAGAGTCTATCGGTTTGATGTGGTTCTATAATTATAAGTTAAGAATGTCTAAGGTTTTGGTTCATATGTTTACGAATAATCCTTTAAGACTTCTTCTTTGGGGATTAACACCTCAAGGTTTAGGATTCTCTGCTTTAGATACTCCTTTAAAGGATTCTGCTCTAGGTAGATTACTAGGCTTTGGTCCAGCTCTATCTTCTACAGCATTCTTTGGAGCACCGGGAATGGTTGTATCAGCTTTAACATCTAACCCTTGGTTGATTCTAGCTGGATTAATCTTCTAAAAAATAAAGCCCCTTAACAGGGGCTTTATTTTATTTACTTATTAGTAGGTCTTGTTAGAGCACCGAATAAACTTCCTGTTACCTGAGCATTATTGCTGGTTCCACTAGAACCATTGGAGCTAGTGTCAGATACACTAGAGGAACTTGTACGTTGTCCCTGCTTGTTAGTCTCATCATTCTTACTGGTTGATTCAACTTTAGTGTTGTTTGACACATCTGATTTTGCCTCCTTAGCTGGTTCAGTTTCTTTCTGTGGTTCTTTTGTTTCTTTGGTTTCATCATTTCTTGAATCATGGTTGCTGTTGCCACACACGCCATTGATTTCAATATCGGCAATAACCCCATCTGCTCCTCGTGTAGCAGTTAATTCTATGTCTGCTTGATTGATATTAATACCATAGGTATCTTTAATATAATACTTGATAGCTGATTCAATTTCCTGCTGATTAATCTGAATCTTCATTTATATCTCCATGAATGTATATATCTATTCTTGGATTGGTTCTATCTACTGAACCAAACCTATATACTACCTGCCGTAAATAATCGTGATTATCATCTTTAAGATGATTAGATTCAACCAATGCATCACAAAAGAATTTATCAACAATACAGCAAACATTAGCCACATCAGAGTGGTTATTTCTCTGAGGATACCAAACGTATTCCACTGTGTATACATATTTAAAGACAGGTAGGTTATTTAATTGAGGTAAGATTAGTTCTTTGTACCGTATCTTAATATCATTTAATACATGAAAGTGTGTATTTCTATATACATTAAGATTAAGAGCTATTATTCTATCTTTTTTTGTCTTTCTTGGTATTACTATACTTACTGGAGAACTAATCTTATATATCATTATTTATCAAAAAGTGAGCTGTGAACTTTCTGAGAACCAGTTGCAGATGCAGTCTTAGGAGCATTAGTTACTTCCTTATAGTCATCTTTAACTTGGTCTTTCCATTTAGCTTCCCATTTACCTAGGAAGGTTCCAAACTCTAGTTTATCTCTTGCTTCAACAAAAGTACACTTATAATCTGGATGGAAGAACTTCTCAATAGAGTTAGTAAACTTCTCTTCTGAGCTATCTACATAAGTATCACCGCTCTTTACACGCTTATTCTCTCTCTTCTTAAGAATAGCTACTAAGACTTTCTTATCTAATAATCCAGTAAGTACAGGTGCTAGAGTTGGTTCCTCTTTCTGAGTATCAAAGTTATATAACTTAATCTCTTTCTCTTCAGATTCTTGAGCAGATAGAGGTTTCTCAGTTACTAGCTCACATAGGTCATCAATGTTACTGAAACCCGGTAGAGGAATCTTCTTGTTGTTCTGGTTCAACCAATATGGATGACCTTCTTTATTGGTAATCCACATAGTCTCTCTGTACTCAGTACCATCATCAAGGTTAAGAATTAAACCAATACCCTGAGCTTTAGTATTCTGTGACTTAACTAGATATGCAGCTTTAACTACAGCATTATAAATGCCTGATTCTTTAATAAAGCCTTCACCACCACTTACTCGGTCAGTGGTTTTTTCCATATCTTTAGTTTCATCAGCTAGATTTGCAAATAAATTTGCCATTTATTAACTCCTATAGTAGTTATTTAAGTGATCTAACAAGATTTGACAATCATTATCCATAAAGGTCTGACTCTTATTGAATAGACCCATAGGACTTCTGATTCTGGTATTAACAGTGTCTTTAGTTACACGAGTCTGGAAGACATATTTAAATCCTAAATCTTCCTCTTCTTCAGAAATATTTAATAAATCTGATTTATAGTCCTTTAGTTTAACTAAAGGCATTTTCTGAGAATAAACAATAGTAGAGAAATATGCTTCAATACCTGTGCCTTTTAAAGCACCCTTTACAGGAACTGAGGTCTTAGTTTCAAGTGTCTTTTCATCATAAGTATCTGCAATATGAGCTATGAATATAACTGGTTTACCAAATTTAATAACTCTATCTTGTAAGATAGATTTAAAGAATTGATTATATTCACTCCATGCTTTCATGGTATTGGTAGCTGTTAATACATATTGAGATTCATACATCTCCATTAAGAAGGTAAGTGAATCTACAATAATACCTTCACAGTTTGGGTCTTCAGCTCCATGATCGAATGCTTCAAATATCTGCATTGGATCTTCTAATCTGAATTCCCTAAAATTAGACTTGAAAGGCAACTTCTTACCTGCTTCAGTATTAAGATAATACCATTTTTCTTGGTTCCTGATATTTCTTAAACTAGCTGACTTACCTGAACCAGATAAGCCACCTATTAGAATGAGCTGATCATTAGTATCACTCATTGGTTCTATCTCCTATTTTCTTAGCTGCGGTTTTTAGACATGTATTAGCTAACTCCTCTTCTGGTAGAGGGTTAGGTAATCTTTTATTAAATCCCTTAACAAGTTTTTCAACATCTTCTAAAGATTTACCTGAGTCTACAAGAGCCATAGTATATCTAAGCATATAGTTATTTCTATTGCCTACATCCATCTTCTGGATGAACCATCTCTCTAAAGCACCTAGGTCTGCAAGTTTCTTGTCCTTGAACTGTTTATTATAAATATCATTACTTCTACTTCCCGGAATAAATGGAAGTACATTGAACAGTTTTCCCTGATGGTCAAGAACAATACCTTTAGGATTGGTTTCCCATTTATGAGAAATATCCTTAACCATCTCATCACAGGTAAAAGGTAAATAAGTAAGTATATTAGACATAAATTGGCTAAATTCTTCCTTATTTAATTCTAATTCATGTGACATTGGAATTAAGATACGGTATCTATTCTGTTCAGTAGTATGACGCTTGGTTGTATAGATAATATAGGAATAATCCTCTAGGATATTCTGAGCCAAGGTAATAGGTGTACCGTCATCTATATCTAGAATAATAGTATTAAATCTACCTATTACATCTTCATTACATCTATGACCATTACCATTTACTTCGCAAGCAAAGTGATGATTACAGAAATGCAATGGTTCTCCTGCTTTATCAGGAGATTCCATGGTTCCTAATCGTTTCAGATTATCCCAAGAGAGTTCATCGTTATAATAATTAAAAGCAAAGTCAGTACTGTAACTAATAATACTGCTATCACCTGAACTGTTGTTTAACTGCTTACCACTTAAGAACTCAATATCATCATTATATCTGGATGTAATAAGAATATTATGATCTAGTCCCCAAGCTTTAGCTAAAGACAGCATATCTTTCTTATTAGAACTTCCCTTAAAGAAGGGTAATTCTTCTACAATTTCTGCATGAGTTACTTCATGAGTCTGTTCACTAATAAATTTAGCTAACTTCATATGAGGTAGGTCTCTAGTAAGAATCTTAGTGAAAGCATTACCTGATTCTTCTACTAGCTTGATTGCTTGGTTCAAATGAGTTTCAGTAATATCTGGACTTACATCTACGAAAGCAAATGCACCTGCTAGTTTAAGAGCTTTAAAATATCTATTAGATACTTCAGTTTTCTGCAATAGCTGAGATGCTTTAAACTTCTCTGCTTTCTCTTCACATTCCATCTTATATTCCTGTAACTTAATACCTATATCATCAGGTAGATTTACAGAATAGTTATACATATTCTGGTCTGCAAGAGAAGCAAAGTGTGATGACCATTTAGCAGCTATAGCATCATTCTGAGGGTCACATAAATCATCATAGATTTCTTTAGGAGTTCTATTCTGATAATTGATAGAAGATGTATTCTTACCCATACAGAATAGAGTTCTTCTAGCATATCCTGTTCTTAGATAAGCATAGAAGTTATCTTCTATGGTTCCACCATCTAGCAGAGCATATGGCTCTCCAAATAACAGCATATTAGCTGGAGTAGAACCATCCAAGTCTTCACCTCTGGATGAACTGTCTGTATTCTTAGTTAATTTCTGCTTGGTAAAGCCTTTATCAAATAGTTCTAAGAACATATTTAAGGCTTCCCCTGAATCTGTAAGATTCATGCCAATCTCATCAATCTGTAGATTAATAGAACCAATGCCTGCCATTAACAGTTTCTGTCTCATTTGCTTAATAGCTGGTCCGGTAGCAGAATCAAAAGTAAATAAATAAGAACCAAGTTTATTATATTCTTGGGTTATTAATTTAATTTCTTCTGCTTGACTGGTATGATTATTAACAGATCTAGTAGTAGCCATATCTGCAAGATGCTTTTGTGCAAATGCCGGCATAGTATCCTGTAGAAAAGCTACTCGGAAGTCTCTGATAATATTCTCTTCCATAAAATTAACACTAAAATTCTTACCATAACCTGAAGGAGCCAAGGCTAATACATAAGTATTAATTGGTATGGTTCCTAAGTGTTTGGTAACAATATTAGCTCGCATACAGGCTGCCATCTTGCCGATATAATAGGTAACGATGGTTCTGAAGAAAGCCTTATCTGTACTCTGTTTCTTTTTACAGAGTACATCAGTTATTTCTTCAATAGGCTGAAAATGCTGAACTGTACTTAAATCAATCATTAAAGTATTGTCTCCTTTGCTGACATATAGGTGCAGCAGGGCATAGCTTACATCTCTTTACTTCACCCTTTACTTCTCTAACTACACCTTTACCTTTCTCTAAACAAAACTTATTAGCTTCTGCTAATGAGTCAAAGTTCTTTGTAGCTTTAGAAGCAGTAGGATTTGCATAGTATTTATACTTAGTATCACTACGCCATAATTCTTCATCAGTACACTCAGGAATGTCTTCTTCTTTAGCATCCCAGTACTTAGTAATAAGAGCTAGTTTCTCTTTAATCCATTTTTCTGTTTCAGGAATAGATAATAGAGGGTAATCCTTATACATAATCTTATGCTGAGGATAATCTTTATTAGTTAGAGCCAAGGCATTCTGCCAATCTGTAAAGATAAAACAGATACGTACAAAGTCAGAGGTTACTTTGTCTTGGTTCAACCATCTATAAATACTTCCCTGTAATCTATACTTTTCATCCATACCACCATATACCCATGTATATGCTGAAGTAGATTTAAAGTCATGTAGAATACCATCACCTATATAATCAAACTTACCACCTATCTTGTAACCATCTATTTCTTTAATAGAACGCTGTTCAATATAGACAGGTATCTGACCATCTTCTACCTTTTCAGGATTGATAACTATTTTATCGGCTACAGATTTATTAAAGCCTAGAAACTCAAGAGTCTTTCTGTAATCACTATAGAGCCAAGCCTTCTCAATACCATCATGGATACTGGTTCCCATAACAGCAGGTACAAAGCTGGATATGTCAGTAGTAATGAAATTATCATTTACTCTTGGTCTTAAGATAAGTTGTTTGAGGGGATTAAGTAACTGAGTAGCTGAGATATACTTCTCATCTTGAATATGGTCATATTCATCATGAGCTAGCCATACTTGTAATGGTAAAGGTATATCCCACTCATTTGTTAAGTTCATCAATATACTCCTTAACTAGATTGATTAGTTCTGGTTCTGTAAGATTATTTGGAAGAGATAATTCATGTGCCCAATCTGGGTAGAAGATAGATAATTCACCTCCTAAGTGAACGTCTGGATGTCTGATTTCTGGTTCATCCTGCCAAGATACTGCTTTATTTAGCTCTGTATTGACCCATAGAACCACTTCAGGGATATCTCTGATAATAAAGTACTGAGCATCATGAATTTGTGCTACAGGTTTAATATATTCACGGTATGGACTATTCTCTACTTTAGTCATAAATTCAATACCTGCTCTGGTATTTAATAATCCATAGGATTGACCCAGAGCATTACCAGCAGTTCTTCTTTCTGCTTCAGCTTCATGAGGAGTCTTACTGGTTCCCATAATAGCCTGTTTCATCTTATGGGTTCTGACTCTTAAACCAAAAGCTACATCTACATAACCATTCTTTTCAGCAGATTCTAGTCTTTTATTAACCCATTCATCTGATTCTTTATAGAGTTCATGATAAGCATTGTAGATTTGTTCTGCTTCTTTCTGAGAGAAGCCTTGGTTCTTAACTAAGGTAGAAGGAGTTCCTCCATAAGTAAGAGCAAAGGTACAGGTTTTAGACTTCTGTCTTAAATCCTTATGCTTATTTTTGATAGAGTTAATAATTTCTACTTCTGCTTCCTGTTTAGAGATTTCCTCTATCTTCATAGAAGCTCCTATTAAGATTCTAATTCTTTAAGGTATTTTTCTTTTAATTCTGGTTCCAGATAGGATAAACAGGTATCCATGATATCTTTCAAAAGATAATACATATCTTTGTAATCTCTATTAGTTTCATAATAATCAAGAAGTTCAATAGCTAAATCTCTTGCTGTTGCTGGTCTTTCATCCATAGTTTATCTCCTAAGAAAAAAGCCTATGTTTACTATGGTACATAGGCAAAAACTCAGTTAGTTACTCGGAAAGATATATTCCTGATGGTTTAATAGAAAATCATATAACCTATTATCAATATCATCTATAATGTCATCTTCAAAAAAAGTACTTGATTCATTAATACCTACAGAAATAGCCTTATTGATAATATCTATTTTGATAGAATTAGGAATTCTATCAATAGCTTTTGCAACTGTATCAATACAAGTAGTATCATCCATATCAGTAAGAGCTTCTACTTCATATTTTAAACTGTAGGATACTGGGTCAGCTCTCTCTGGAAGTTCATCTATATAATAGATTATTGGATATAAGCCGAAGTCTTGGTTCTCTATATAAATATCTTTTGGATTTACTTTGAGTACTTCAGCTAATTTCTGCTTATCTATTTTTAGATTACTATCGTCTATTTTTATAAACATATAAACTCCTAGAATTTAACTTTTTTTAACAAGTTATCTAAAGTAGTTTTATTACCACCTAGTTCTAGTTCTAGGATAATATCATTAATAGTTTTATTAATCTTTTCATTTAAATCATTAATTTGAGCCATAAGCTTATCTTCTTCTGCCTGCTTATAGTAAATAAATTTAAGGGATATACTTTCACATAAAGCTTCTGCTACTTTAGATGGAGTAATAAATAATCTATTAGGACCAGAGTAGTTATATTCAGTCCAGCATAAAGTTACTTCTGGATGTTTTTTAATAGCATTGCTTAAAGCATGTGTAAACATTGAATTAGATAAATCTCTTATTTCTTTTTTAATATTAGTAAGATGTTCTGTCTGTTCTTTATGCAGTTTATCTAACTGTTCACATAAAGCCTGTTTCTTTGGTTCAGCTATTTCTTTAACACGAGTTTCAATAGCATTTTTAACAATTTGAGTTACTTTCATTATATGTCTCCTTAAAAAAGAGCCTAGTATAAAATCATACTAGGCTTATAACACTACAAAAAGGTATTAGTTGATTTATCTATTTTTAACAACTATCCTATTTTTAATATCTTCAAACAATAAATCTAAATTAGAGTAATATTCTCTTTAATATCTTCTAAGAATTTTTTGAGATTTAACTCATAATGCATATTTTCAAAACCTGTATCCCAATCTGCTTCATATGGTCTATTAGTTTTAGGATTAAAAGTATTACCTTTTTTAGGAATATAAGCTCTTAGATTATTCTTATCATCCAGATACATAATAAAGAATGTAGGATATTCATCATCTTCATTAGAATTACAAATAATAATAGGAAAACCATCTTTTACATATAAATACAGATTTTCCATTTGTTGATATCCATCATTTTCCTCATAAAATTCTTTTATATATTCTTCTGGTTCTTGATTTCTTGAATCTTCCCAAGGATTTTCTTCAAAATCATTATAGCGAGTATTAAAGTCTTCCCATAAGCTACAACCTTCACTAAAACCCATAGGAATATCTAAATCTTTCTCTACTATTTTAGGAAATACATCATAAAACATTTCACCAGCATCATCTTCTTCTGCTTTTAAATAATAATTTCTAATAGTATTTACTAATTCATCCATAGTATGTTTAGTTGTAAATCTAGGAAATTTATTCATTTTATTCTTCCTTTACCTTTTCAAGGTATTTAAAACTCTTTTCAATAGGATATCTTAATGGTGGATATTCAAAGCCTTTAGAATAAGGCATACCTATTTCTAAAGTAACTTTTGTACCATCATTTTTAATTACCATAATTTGATATTTAGATAATTGTTCAAAAAGTTTATAAATACATAACATCCTTTCATAGCAAACATTTAAATATTCAAATTCATAAGTCATATTGAATAAGTAATATTCTTTATTATCTGTATATATGTAAGTTTCCTGAGTTAGTAATCCATCATCTGCAACTGATTTAAATGCATATTTATAAGCACTTCTGTTAGCTTTACCTTTATGAATTACTTCTTTGAACTCATCTTTAGGAACCAACATATAAATTTTACAGTTCATTCTGATACTCCTTTAATTTAGGATTATTTTCATTCAGGTATTCTATGGTTCCATCATCATGAGTAACTTTATAGACCTTACCTTCTTTCTTAATCTCTTCTAACTGTTCTGTAATATCTGGCATCTGGTCTTTGAAATAAGAATAACTTCGTAAGCAATGACCATCATAATGCTCCAGATATACCTTTAATTTATTTTTATCTTTGGTTGTAAGAGCACTAATTCTATCTTCCAAAGATGCAAAGTCTTCACCAACAAAGAGCCAATCAGGAGGTGGACTAAAACATTTCTTAATAGTTTTAGCATATTTAGAACCAGTAGCTGGTAAGTTCTGTAAGTTAGGACTATTACTGCTTAATCTACCTGATACAGTACCTCCTAGACGGAAATTACCACATAAATAGTACCATCCATCAGGAGCTTTATATGCTTTCTTAAAAGCAGGTATAAAAGCAGTAAGAATCTTATTTACATCTGAAAAATCAATAAGAGCATCTATTAAGTCTAATACAGCCTGATAGGTAGTCTTATTCTTAAGAGCTTTAAGAGTATCAGCACTTGTACTTGGTTCACCTGAATCAGTTTTAAATATCACAGGAAAAGCTAACATATCATAGAATAGCTCTTTCAACTGAAGATTAGAATTAGGATTAAATTCTTCATGTGCATCAGCTATAGTTACTCTCTTTTTCTTTAGAGTCTTATTCTTTCTCTGTACCCATTGCTGGTTCAAATAGTTAGTAAATTTAACTACAATGTGATTAGACATTATTCTCTGTAGAGCATCTGCCTTATCCTGTTCTAACTGTTTTTCTGTTTCTAAGACTTTATCCATATCTAATGGAAGACCATTTAGCTGCATTTGAATAATGCCTTTAATAGCTGGTTTAAATAGAGTCTCATAGATAACTTTCTGGTTATCATCTATCATCTTCTGATAATGTTTATGATATACATACCAAGTAGCTAAACCATCTATAAGGTTATATTTCAGTAAATCAGCAGTAGGTATTTTAGATACATCACCTATTTCATCCTGTGCCCAGTTACCTGCAAATTCCTGAGCCTGTTCCTTAAGAGATAAGCTATTACCACTAGCACTATTAGTAGCTAGATAAGTAATCAGCATAGTGTCATCAAAGTCTCTTAATAAAGTATTTAGACCTTCATACATACCTTTAATATCTAGGAAATCTTTCATAAATAACTGATAGGTAAGTACGTATACATCAAAGGATATATTATGAAATATCAGAGTACCTTTATAGTTTTTAAAGAACCAAGTAAGTTCCTGTCTTACTGCCGTATTCTGTATTTCTTGGCTCGTATCTACTTTAAAGGCTATACCCTTATGCATACTCCAACAGAAAGTAATAGAAGCTATACCTGCATCATAGTGCTTTAAGGAATAAGTCTCTATATCACAGGTAAGCTTTGGATAACTTAGAAGAGTATCAAGATATTTATGAATTTCAGTAGGAGTAGATGGATAATAAGCTTCATCTATAATTTCAGTACCGGGTTCCTTATAAGTATTCCCGGCATGAGCTAATACAGCTTCTAGTGATTGCTTAATCTTATCTCTGGTTTCATCTGGTTTATAGAAAATACCATCTACAGAAGGAGTATAGGTAATAAAGAAGTTTTTAAGAGGAAAGATATAACCAACCAAGGTATTAGGCTTGCATGGTCCATGTAATGCTTTGAACCATTCAGCATCACAGATAATCAGATATTTACTGTCACTGAAGTTATCCTGATTATTATCAAACCAGTCTCTCATTTCTTTGACAGATGGTTTCTTCTTACCTAATGGATTCCATAAGGTAATAGTTCTACATTCTTCAGGAGGTAAATATTTATGATATTCTGTTGCTATACGGCTTGGTTGGTTCTTATTAACAAAGATAGTGTATTTCATACTAATAACTCATATGCTTCATACTGATTAATACGAGGAATTATAATTTCTTCATAAAACTTTTTTAAGTTATCTTTTATTTCTGGTTCAGATTCTCTTACCCACTGAGGTACTATCTTTTTGATAAAAGAATCAAAGATACTAGGCAGATTATTGAACATCTCTCCATTATCTTTTGAACCAAAGCATTGGGAAGCAATGAAGGTAGTAATAAACTTTCTATCCTGTTCAATGGTTTCTTTGGTTTTCTTGTACTGTTCTAGTTTATCTACAAGGGCTAAATTTAAAGTACAAAGATTGTTCTTATCATGACTGAAGTTAAGAGAAGGATTGAAATAGCAATAACCTCTAAATTTAAATCCATAAGAGACTACTGTCTGTTCATTATTCAATTCAGAATTCTGTTTGATTAATTTAGTAAGATAAGTATTTAGATATTTCTTAGGATTCTTAAAGATGCTATCAATCAATTCTTCTCTAGTATCATAGATTGAATATTTACTCATAAAATACTCCCAAATTTTTTAGCTAGAGAACCATAGAAATATACTTTATGTCTGGCTCTGGTACAGGCAACATAAAGCAGTCTATAGAAGGTATCTGGATTTCTACAGGTAGATAGATTATCTAAGTCGATAAGTACTGTATCTACAGTAGCTCCTTGTGCTTTGTGTACTGTGCAGGCATCTGCATAACGTAAATCTGCTACATAATCTTTCAACTGATAATAATGAGTCCAGTCTTTATCTTTGGCTAAGATTTTTAAAGCCTGCCTCTTATCAAGAGAATTAACAGGTAGAATAAGAGGAACAGTATTACCATTGGTAAGACATAATCCCTGTGCTCTTATAATAGGAAATTTAATATTGGTTTCTTTACCTGTTATTTCTAGTTTTTCTTGCATTGGTTCAACATCTATCAAATCTACTACATCTTCTGTGTGTAGAATTAACATACCGTCTTTACCATGTAAGACATTATTGGCTATTAATCTCTGACCTTTATAGAATGGTTCTGTATGCCCTCTTACTTCTGAATGGATATATGAATTATAGGCAATACAGCAGTTATTGGTATAACAGCAAATCTTATTGTTATTCTGTGGCTGGATAAAATTATTATTTAAATAAGTAAAAGTATTCTCTTTAGTCAGAACTTCAATAGTATCTTTTACAGTATTTATAGTAACAGTTTTATTATCTATAGCATCTTTACATCTTTGAGCCAAGTCAGTTAATGCTTGGTTCTGCTGCCGCATAAAGGTTTTTAGAGGTATTTCCTGATAGTTCTGTTTATATACCTGAGATATGGTTTCTCTTACAGGAGCTAATTGATATTTATCTCCTACATAGATAATTTTACAGGTAGAACAGCACTGTTGGATATATTTAAATAATTCCCAGTTAATCATTGAAGCTTCATCAATGATAATAACTTCATTGAATATAATAGATGTTTTATCTGTAGTAGCTAGTTTCTCTTCTCCAGTCTTATAATCTTCAGTAACTCTAAGACCTAAGAAAGAGTGAATAGTAGGAACATCTTCATGAACCAGTAAGCCTAGAGATTCACAGGCTTTATTGGTAGTAGATGTAATTCTGATATTATTATATTTGACAGGTAATCCAAATAGACTGCATAAGTCTCTGTATTCTTTAAGAAGGTTCTTTTTAAGTTCATTAATTAAATAACTTTTACCTGTACCTCCTGAACCATCAATAATAATAGCTGGTTCATCTGTAGTTAAGAATGTTACTATTTTATTCATAGCATCATTCTGTTCTTGGTTGAGTGACATCTGTTTCTACCTCTTTTTTTAAAAACCCACAACAGAGAATAGAAGATTAAAATTGTTTATGTAGTTTACCTGCAAACTTTGTAAATTCATCTAGAGAACTAAGTAACTGTTTCTTCAGGTAGGGATATTCATCTATTTCTTTTTCAGAATATAGACCAGCAATAGGAGCCAGAGCTGTAATAATCATTACTAATACATCTTTATCAATTTTATGTGTATTTGATTTTTCTTCTGCACAGCATAGAAAATCAAACATTTCAAAGGTAGTATTAATGTGAACTCTATATGTAGAGAGTTTCTCATTTGCTTGGTTCAAATCATCTCTTAAAGCATCGAAGTCTTCTTCTGTTAAATTCATATTTACTCCAAATCTAATACAGAATAACCATGAAATACTATCTGACCTGCATCAGATTCATTCTCTTCTACTTCTATATAGTAATCATTAGCCTGATGTAGTAATCCTTCTAAAGTAATGGTCTTGTTACGTTTACTACCTTTCATAGATGAACCATCATTGTTGGTAAATCTATAATCAATACCATGTCTATATAGTACTTTCTTTCCTTGGTTCACAGCATCGTTATACATCTGTGTAATCTGTTCATTATTTAAAAAATCAAACATAATTGTCATCTTCCTCCATTTAATTCTTCTCATTCTCCATACAGAAATCATCTATAGCTTTAAGTAATTCACTAATGGCTATAGTAATATTTTTCATAGATTCTATAGTATTAGCACTATGTACTATATTAGATGCTTGAAGCTTATTGATTAAATAAGACATCATTTCATATGAGGATTTAGTTATATGAAATCTTTCTATGTCAAAGTAAGAGTTATTACTTAGATTTGTATTTCTATCTACTTTAGATCTAATTTCATGTTCATGACCATCTTCACAGGTATAGAGTATCTCATCATATGTATCATATACGTATTGCATTACCGGTTCTCCATATTTATACTTAGACTACTAACGAAATGAAATGACTTCTTCCCCTAGGTTTATACCTGCCTAGGGGATTCTTTTTTAATTATCTATAATGCATATACTTGCATCTTTAAATTCAACTGAATTATCTGATTTACTATCTGCACCTATAATTCTATGAGGTCCAAACTTATAAGTAACATCATCATAAATAGGATAATCTGAATGATCTGATGAATGTACTGTAAATAGAACAGGTGTATCTGGTTTAAACTGCTTTAGTAACTCTACTAACTGTCCTGTTGTCATATTAGTGTCCTCCTAAATCTTCAGGGTTATAGAATATATTTAATTGAGCCAGTGCTTCTAAGTAAGTTGCACTTTCTACAGGTAAGTCTAAATAATGGTATTGGTTCTTTAGTAACTCAACTACTGAACCAAGGAAATGAGGATATTCACCTTCATAACATGATTCAATATGAACTTTATTTAGAACTGCATTATTCTTAGTAAAAGTAATTAATTCATGAATTTTCATATTTAACACTCGAATTTAGTAATAATAGTATTGTCATCATCAGATTGGTCTACAGGTTTTAAATTGCAATATGCATTAGCATTTTCTACTAGATTTTTAGTAGTATTAGTATCTATAGAAAAATCATTATTATTAAACCATCCCATACATATAGCAAAATCTCTACCTATAAAATCTGCCAGTTCTTTTGGAACATTAGATTTATTCTCAACTTCTCTGTTTCTCTGGAATAGCATAATATCTATTAGATGAACATATTCACCTTTATTTATTACATCTTCCTCATTTAATTCAAATTTTTCTATAAATTCTTCAGTAGTACAGAAATGATTATTTATAAGATATGAGCCTATTACCGATTTATCAAATGTAAATGGAGATAAGGACACATTAGATTTTTGGAAATCATTAAACAGTTGTTCGTCATAAAGTGTTTTAAAAAGCATTTTTTCATATATTATTGCTAATGGAGTATAGTTTGGTTTCTTTTTCATTGGTTCTCCTTTACATATAAATTAAGTAATTTATAATACAAATATCCTCTACCGAATGTTAGTTATTAAAACAGAACAGAAAACTATGGTGGTAGAGGATGCTAGTAGGTGCTTAGTTCAATGGTAGAATCAGGGATTCCAAATCCCAAGATAGAGGTTCGATTCCTTTAGCTCCTGCCAATATGGAATAGTGCCTGAGTGGTTTAAAGGAACAGTCTACTAAACTGTCGGGGTAGTAATACCTCCGTTGGTTCAAATCCAACCTATTCCACCATCTATTGAATTTCTTTTCTTGGTTCTATATAATTGATTTGTAATCTTGAATAACGAAATGAAGAGTTAGGGTAGAGAGTGGTTTAATAAAACTGCTGTAGTTTGTATATGGTTGCTCTCTACCCTCCTTATTCTTATTTATCTTTCTTAGCTTCTTTTAAATATTCATCTAATTTAACATTTAGTAATTCTATTGCTTTCTTAGCCGTATCTGATTCCGCTACTGTATTCACAGCTTTATTTAACTCATTAATACCTAAAGAAATATAAATAGTTTTACTAGATGGTGTTAATAAACTAATAGAAGTAATTACTAAAATAGTTGGAATATATATTTTTAAAAATTTAAGTATAGGTTTTTCAAATGAAGAAGGCATATCTGTAATAAACTCTCCCTCAGTTACAAGTACCAAGAATCCAATAATTCCTAAAATAAATAAAGTAACAGCGATAATAAAAACAGTAAAATGACTAATACTTGTACAAATATCAGCGAGCCAGAGGATTAAGAATAAATTCATTTTAATTATCTCCTATTTTTAATTTTTTATATAATTTACTTAAAGATTCTATTTTGTTTTCTGCATGGCTCATAACTGTATTACGTATATCTGTATTTGCAAGCATAAAAGGGACTAATCTATTTTCTAAATTTGTTTTATTAAGCATGATAGATTCAAGTATTAAATCTCTTTCATACTTAGTTATTTTTATAAGCATATTTATACCATTTTACTTTTTAAATATTTATCTTTAATGCATCTTCAATAATCTTTTTAGTAATAATAGCATCGCTTAATTCTAATCGTTCTCTTAGAACATCTGTTATACAGTATTTAGATTGAAAGTTAAATTCTCTAGCAATCTTTATTTCAAATTCTTTATGCTCTATATTCACGTTTTTACCATTTACATATCTACATATAGCTTCATAGATAATTTTTAAATGCTTTGGTTCTAGGTTCTCAATATTCATAGATATTAACCTTTATATCCATACTTCAATTTCATAGCCATCTGTCCCATTACCAGTGATATTCCAATCTGTAATTTCTTTATCTTTAAAAGCTAAATATTCTGATATACCTAAATAACAAACTTCATGGTTATAACAATCATGGATAATAATCTTTGAAGGCTGTTCTCTAATCTCATTTAACTTAACTAATGTCTTTAATTTCATTTTCTATCTCCCATATTGCATAAGGATGCTCTGAATCAAGTATTATTCCTTGTGTAGTAATATACGTAAGAGTATATCTACCTAATTTTATATAACCACATGAGTCAAGTAGATTAATTCTCTTTTCAATATTAGGTTCTTTTGCATAAATAATTAATTTATCTATTAGGTGGGAATTTACTTTATAAACATTACCCATTGCAGGATGTGAATAACTAGGAGGTTCATATACTGCAAATATATATTCCTTATCTGGTTCAAGATATAATGGTATTCTAGGTTTTTTAGGAAATAATGGTATAGTTAATTTCATTCCTCTAATTCCTCAAATACAACTCTCTGTCTTAACTCTTTAAATTTTTCTTCTAATTCTTTATACCAATGTGCTCTTTTAATTGTTTCAGAATCCATCATTTCTTGTCTTGCATTATATATAGCATTATCAAATATACTTGATAGAGTTTCTCTATCTTCTTCATTGACTTTAATCTTTATCAAGTTCATTCTTCTACCTCAATGTGTAAATAAGCTTCATCAGTGTCAAACCAACAAACTCGTATAGTTTTTACTGTTTTATCTTTTATTTTTCTATCTAAAAGAATTTTATCGTTAAGATAATCATGCTTATACCCAAGATATTCCTCTTCACCACAAGTAACAAAGATATATTCTGTTTCAGGAATAAACTTTAGTTGTTCTTCTAATGTCATTCTTCCACTCCCAATTTCTTTAAAAGTTCATTACATCTGTCTATGGTTTCTTCTGCTTCTTTGATTTGTTTTTTCTGCACCTTTACACAAATACTGCCACAGCCAATTTGTTCTAAAACATGCTTACTTTCTGAATATAATATACTTGCATACTTTCTTTCATCTTTAACCAAGTCTATAAGTAATTTAGTTTCAGCATCCGTTAATGTTATTTTTGTCATTCCTTCACTCCAAAATATTTATTGACCATATGGAGTAGGTTCAATTACAACCTTGTATTTACACTCAACCATGCCAGTTTTTAAATTCACTTTTTTGGTTGATAAATCTGCCTCTACACTGATTTTAGAAATATCTGCATAATGATTATTTCTTGATATGATTTTTACATCTACATCAGGACTATATTTTTTTAGTTCATCTATTAACTGTTTAACTTTCATTTTCCAGAACTCCAAAAGGTTTCCACTCGTTATCATCTTTATACTCATAATTAAATAATTCATTTAGATTAAATGATGTGTCACCGATTGTTATATAATCTGTCTTATCACCAGACGTACAAAAATCAGTTATAACTCCGTAACCTGTCGATACAATGCTTCCATTAGAAGTAAGTCTATAATGAACTATGTGCAATAAATCTAAACCAGTTTTGTTCTTAAATTCATCAATACTCCTAAAAGGTCTCCACTTCTTTTCTTCAACTTCTTTTACTTTTTCTGCTGGAAGAAAAAAACTATAATTTATTTTTCCATAAGAAGAATAATTCACCGTAAAACATTCCGAATTATCAGGATCTATTTCTCCAAGTATTTCAATAATGTTTCTTTCTACATAGTTTTTAAGTGCCTCAATAGTATCAGCAAAATATCCTTCTTTGCCTATATACTTTTCGGCTTCATCATGGTTATACCAACTGATAATGTCTTCCATATTAAATGTTTTCATACTCTATTCCTCAATTCCGAATGGTAGCCAGGTCTCACCTTCGTCTTTACTGTACTCATAACTGTCTAATAAGTCCGATGCTTCTATATAGTCATTGCCTAAAACTATACTGAGAAATTTCCCCTTCTCTAGTCCAATCGCTGTTACTATTACACTATACCAATTATCGTTATTCTTAAACCTGAATGTAACCATGTTACCAAGAGAAAGCCCCGCTGCATGTAGCTCATTCATAGTGTTGAATGGTCTTAACTGTTTCTTTATCTTATGAACTTTATCAGCAGGTACACACAGTGCATAAGCATCTGTTGTGCAGTCATCCCTATGCACATTAAAACGTAACTCACAAAGGTTACTATTAATACCCTCTAAGGTATGGGTAAAGCCTTCTTTAATCTGTTGCTCTAAAGCTGTAATAGAATTGGCAACATATACCTCTTTACCAGTATATTCCACAGCTTGATCTGCTGTAATTGCAGTGAATATATTATCCTTATCTACCATATCAAATAGATTTGTTTTCATTTTTACCTCGTATAAGTTATAAAATCACATATGCCACAAAATGCAAATAGAAGAATAATGATTATTAAAAATGCAAGTGCTAATAACCATATAGGAGCTAACGTATAAAATAAAGCTGCCCACCATGAAACTGATTTATCGTATAAATCATCTAGGTCATGTTTGTTTTCTATTATCTTAGCTACTATGAAAACTATTAGACCAATAAGTACACTGATTACTGAAATGGTTTCTAAAATTACAAATGTAGAATGTTCCATTTTATTAGACCTATGTTATAATCTCCTCATAGGTTAAAAGGCTCGTTGGCTAGATCGCGTAAGTGCTGACCTTGTGTAATACCATAGTGGGAGTGCGCGCTTTAAACATTATGTCATTACATAGTAAACCTCTTAACCTATATCCTTTTATTATTCTTCAGACTTCCATTCCTTTTTCTCAAGTGTGTAATTAAAGAAAACTCTTGCAAATGTAATTAAGAAATCTGCATCTACTTCAGTATATTTAGTAGCTTCTTTTTTAGTACCCCATTGCAATGAAGGTATATCAGCTGATCCAACAGGTGTACCAGTATGTGCTCTATACTTATTACATAAATACATTTTGTCTTTAGGTACACCCGGTTGGTTTCTTTTCAAACAATATAATACTGGTATTGGTTCCATTTAATAACCTCCTTTACCATCCTCTATTATCTGGGTAATGCCAATTACCCCAATCATAGTGTTCAGCTTCCCACTCTTCATTTTCTTTCTTTCTCTGAGCTAAATCTTCATAATCTGGTTCATTGTCATAATCATCTTCTCCTTCAGAGCCGTTAATATCATCTTCATCGAAGTCCATATCGTAATTAGATAAATTACCTATTATCTTATCTTTGTTAATTGTCATTTCTTTCTTTCTCTATAGATATATCTTTCTAGACAATATTTGATATTTCTTATATCTCTGGTTAATTCATTAAGAACTACTAACTCCATAAGAAGTATTATTCCAAATACTATCAGTACAATTGAAAATGCTATTTCCATTTATTCCTCAAAGTCAGGTAAAAGTTCATATCTTAGCTTCCTTAACTTATTTGCATAGTAAGGGTCTTTTTCATGTATAGAATCAGATGCTATTTTTAAAGCATCTAATATCATATGAAATTCTGTTTCCGATAGAGATACTTTAATCATCTCTTCATCAGAATTATACTGATGATTAATCTTATATTGTTCAGGTACTGTATGCTGGTTCATAGGAAGGGTATCTGCTAAAGCTATTGAACCAAAGAAGGAAAGAAATAATAAATATCTACTCATTACATAAACTCCTTTACTCCAAATCTAAACCAAGTATCTTTGAAGTAATATTCAAGGTGCTGATGTAATCTATCAATAGTATAGTAATCCTGACTAACCTGTATTCCATTATTATCTATTCCAGTAATGAGAGCTTTGAATACAGCACTATGATTATAGATTTCTCTTAAAGTAACTATTGAACCAACATCTAACTCAGTTACTTTCTTTAATTCTTCAATGTTTTTAAAAGGTCTTATTATTTCTGTTGGTTCTTTAGATGCATATTTAAGAGGATAAAATAAACCATACATATTATCATCATTACTATGGAATATCATTTGAATGTTATAGCTATCTCCTATAGTAACTTCAACTAATTTCTTATAGAAATTACTATTAATATTAAATTCTAAGTCAGATATAGAATCTGCAAAGAATCCATAGCTTCCAATAAATTGATTAGCTTCTTCAGCATTTATAAAAGAGAATATCTTGGTTCTATCAAACATAGGTACTCCTATAAAAAAAAAAAAATACCCTAGACTAAGCTAGGGTATAAGACGTTAAGTATATGAACACTAAACTAGGATAATCCTACTAAGTGAGTAACACAGTATATTAGTAGGTAAAAACAATATAGCATAGAAATGATAAATAAACACTCACAGGAATGAATAACAAGATTCTGTAGTAACTTACTACCTTTTTTATTACAAAACCTTTCTATGAGCTTCATAATTGCAAATAAGAGCCAATTTGTAATAAATATTACTACAGCTAATACAGATATGGCTCCTATCAGATATTCATTCATTTCTTGGTTCTCTATACATAAATACTTTCATGCATAGTATGAACCAATAACTGCAAATATTCCAAATGCTAAACAAGAAATAGTAATCCAGCCAAAGATTTCAGTGAACTTAATCTTTAGCTTTAGTCTTTTTATTTCTTTTTCTATATCTAGTTTCTTATTTTTCTTCTTCATTTGTTAGTCCGTCAATAATAATGTTCTGATTTGCTGATATAGCTTCTACTTTGCCGTCAGGTGAGGAGATATCTATCATACCTTCTGGTGTGATATAAATACGGCATACAGATGGGAAATGTTTCTTATGTTGTTTAGTATTGGTATTGTCAGGTTTAGCTAATAATGAATTAGTGGCTACAGAATAGCCTATAAGAAAGGAAGAAGCAAAACCTGTAATTATTATTAAATATAAAAATCCATATTTTATTTTAAGCATAAAAAGCTCCTGTTCAGGTAAATAACCCGAAACAGGAGATGGAAGATAAAGCTACTCTATGACACATTCATCAGGTATGAATTTTCTATACTGGTTCCAGCCTCTGAAGTTGGAATGGAGGTAACCACCTTCAGGAGCTGGAGTAGCTATATGCTCAAAAGCAGACATATGCTTATTCTCTTTGAGCTTCTTGGCAAGCTCTAGGTCTTTCTCTATAGTAGAAGAACCATCAAAAGCCTTATAGCTTACTCTGGCACATCTAGCTACAGAAATATCTTTTAATGTATCTATATCTAAGGTATCTTTTTCTTCTTGGTTCACAT